AGGTCGATATTTCAAGAGCAACATGGAGAAGCTCCGCTCGGTCCAGAACGACATGAACTCGCAGGTGATCGAGATCGGGCAGGCCACGTTGGATGATCTGTACGCATCGCTGAACTTGAAGGCAACCCCGTACGCCAGTGAGCTTGGCTGGACGACGGACAAGCTGCTCGATATTCAGTTCAGTGCAGTATTGACCACCGACAACCAGCCCTGCATTTCGATCGACTACCACGTGGAGCCGGTTCGCGGAGCCGCCGGGTTTCACAAGGGGTGCAGCGCTGACCCCGACTTCTGACGAATACCTCAACCAATTCATATTCGGGCTCATGATTGAGCCATGGCAGTATTCGTAGGAAGGATCTAAGTGGACGCCAATACATTTAACAAGGTGTTCGCTGAGACGGTGCAAAAGTCGTCCGACGTACTTGTCAGTAAGGCCGGCGAGTACGCGGACGACTTTGACCGTCTCAGGAATTTCAAGACCGCCGCAGCTTTAAAGGACGAGACCGCTATCAAGGCACTCAGTGGGATGTTGGCTAAGCACACGGTGTCAATCTATGAGCTTATGGGTCGTAACAAAGTGCCGCCACTCGCCCTTTGGGATGAGAAGATCATCGATCACATCAACTATCTAATTCTGCTGCGAGCCGTCGTAGTGGAAACTCTCGAAGAAGGAGACAACTAAGCATGCTCAAGGAAACTGTCAAATACGAGAACTTCGACGGAGTTGAGAAGGAGGAGACCCTCTACTTCAACCTGACGAAGACCGAGATGATCGACATGCTCGACCTGCAGCCTCGCCTCGAGGCCTGGGCGAAGGCCACTGCCGGTGTAGATCGTGACCTCACCACGTCTGAGATCACCGACATGATTGAGATCATTAAGCTCCTGATCGAGAAGTCCTATGGTGTTCGCACCGAAGACGGCAACCATTTCCGCAAATCGCCGGAGTTGTACGCGAACTTCAAGGACTCGGCCACCTACGACGCGTTTGTGTTCGGGCTATTCATGGATCCGGAGCATGGTGTCGCGTTCATGATGGGAATTCTGCCGAAGGGTATCGAAGAGATCGCTGAGCGAATTTCGAAGGCAAACACCAACAAGACGGAGCTGGCAAGTCTTCCGGATATTCCAGCTACCTCAAGCGAAACCATCACGGCAGTCGATGAAGAGGTGCCGGCCTGGATCCGTGAGGACCGGGATCCGACATCGAAGGAGCTTCAGGAAGCTTCGCCCGAGGAAATGCGTCTCGCGTTCAAAAGGAAGATGGCCAAGAACTAACCAATCTGGTCTCGCGTGTGAAACACGGATTATAATGAGACCCCTACTATCCCAAAAGGAAGCCGCCATGAATAAGCTCGACGCCACCAAGCTCGTTGTTGAATTTGTCGTTGGCACAGGCGTCGCTAAGATCACCAGTGACATCATCGCCAATAACATCAATGACCCCGAAAAGATTACCTCCAAGGTAAGCACTATCGCGGGCGCTGTTGTTCTCGGAATGATGGCAAAGGACGCATCGAAGCGTTACGTCAGTGTCAAGATCGATTCGACCATCGAAAGCTTGAAGAAGTCCAAGCAGAAGATCGCCGAAGCCAAGAAGGAAGAGTCGTAACTCTCAGAACTTAGATCACATTAACATGTGGTTTAAGTTTTCATATTTGAAAGAGGAAACATGGACGAATTCCCGAGTAATAGCCACACGGGTCAAGAAAAAGAAGGTCCTAAGCGCCAAGGGCCAGCACCAAAAGGCAAGCTGCCAAAGGAAGTCAAGCAGGTTGTCACTGGTAAGGTAGTTCGTCGAAAGAAGCCTTTGGGGACACGATTCAAGGAGACCTTCTTCAGTGGAGACGGAACACGAGGCGTCTGGGGGTATGTCATGGGCGAAGTGCTCGTGCCAGCAGCCAAGGATATGATCGTAGATGCCACTAGAAATGGTGTCGAACGAGCAGTCTTCGGCGAATCCCAGCGAGGTCCTCGTGGTTGGCGGCCAGGCAACAGCCCCAGCGGCCACACTCGCTACGACGGATATTCTCGTCCGAGCAATACACCTCCGTGGCGTGGTAGTCAGCCAGCTCAGCGAGAGATCAGCAGTCGGGGTCGATCGCAGCATAACTTTGATGAGATCATCCTGGATTCACGGGGGGAAGCCGAGCAGGTGATCGACGTACTCATCGATATTGTGAATGAGTATGGTCAAGCAACCGTCGCAGATCTCTACGAGTTGGTCGGCATCACAAGTGCCTACACGGATCCTAAGTACGGCTGGACCAGCATGCAGGGTGCCGGCGTACAGCATATTCGTGGAGGTCAATACCTTCTCAATCTACCGAAGCCACAGCCACTCGACTAGGAGGTCGGTCGTGTCACAAAGTGCGGAACGTATGGCGGTCTACAACGCATATTCCGGTAAGGAATGGCACGACCGCGTCAATAAGATGTCTGATTCACAGATCGTCGCCATCTACATGCGACTCAAATTGCAAGGGAGAATCAAGTGAAGTTCGTTCCGAATGCGGTCAGCGTAGCTGCCGCTCGTTCAATTCTCACCAGCCAGAAGCACAGCCCAAAGACGCTCTTCCTCGCCGGCATCGTCGGAATGGGGGCGACGGTATATTTGTCATGCAAAGCAACCCTCAAGGTCGAAGCAGTTCTCGATGAACACGAGAAGGAAAACGCAATCCTTGCTGAGACCAGCACTGGGATTGTCAATAACACGGCGTTCCACAACCGCGAGATGGCTAAGGCCAAGCTGAACCTCGCGCTCGATCTCGGCAAGCTCTACGGTCCGGCAATTCTCTGCGGAGCAGTTTCCGTGGCGGCACTGGCCGGCTCGCACAACATCCTTTCCAAGCGCAATGCAGCTCTCGCGGCGGCATATGGTGCAGTCGAGAAGGCCTTCGGCGAGTATCGTGGTCGGGTTCGTGAGGCCTACGGCGAGGAGAAGGAGCAGGAGATCTACAACGATGTCCAGGTCTGCGAGATCGAGGACCCGGAGACCGGCAAGAAGAGCAAGGCCAAGAAGGGTCAGGGCGGCGGGCCATATTCGTTCTTGTTCGACGAGTTCAACAAGAACTGGGAGCCTCAGCCCGAGTACAACTTCATGTTCCTCAAGCTTCAGCAGCAGTACGCTAACGATCGTTTGCAGGCTCGTGGGCATCTCTTCCTGAATGAGATCCTGGATGCTCTCGGTCTCGAGCACACCAAGGCCGGCGCAGTCACTGGCTGGATCAAGGGTAAGGGCGACGACTATGTCGACTTCGGCATATTCGAGGGCCGCAACGAAGAGAAGATCGTCGAGTTCATGATCGGCCGGGAGAAGTCGATCTGGCTGAACTTCAACGTCGACGGCACCATCTACGACAAGATCTGAGGAGGACATCATGGTTGCGAAAGATACAGCAGTAGTCCTTGCAGAGGCGTCAGAGGTTGTCGAAGACGCCGTCGATATTCTGGAGGACCGAGTCTCATGGCTGGTCAAGAATCCGAAGGCTCTGATCGGTATTGCCCTGCTGACTGGTGTCGTAGTCGGCTCAGCTGCTACCTATTTGGTTGTGCGGCAGAAGTTGACCTCAAGGCTTCAAGCCGAGGCCGACGAGCAGATCCAGGACGTCAAGGATCATTACGCAATCCTCAACAAGACAGGTCCGAACGGTGATCTCGCAGCATTGGCCTCGGTATATTCCGATGAGGAGCGTGCTGAGGGCAAGCAGATCGTCGAGCGGGAGGGCTACATGGCCTATGACAAGGTCCGCCCGTCCACTGAGAAGGTAATTGAGGTGGTAGAAGAAATAACCGTTACGCAGGCAATCGTCGAGGCAACTCTGCCTATCGAGCGAAATGTCTTTGAGAGCGACAATGCGGATGATTACTTCATATTCGCGGAGGAGCTGGAGAAGCGTGCGGAGAAGCCTGATGAACCGTTCGTCATCACCAAAGAAGAGTGGGATGCCAACGAGACCGATTACGATCAGGCAGAGCTGACCTACTACGAAGGTGACGATGTCTTGACGGATTCGAAGGAGAAGCCGGTCGAGGACACCGATGGAGTGGTGGGCAACGAGAATCTCCTGAGGTTTGGGCATGGATCGGGCGACCCCAAGGTCGTCTATATTCGTAACAACAACCTGAGTCTCGACTTCGAGATGTCTCACAGCTCTGGCAAGTTCGCCAAGGAGGTCCTCGGCTTCGATGACGAACTGACTCATTCTGACCGGCGCCCACGGAAGTTTCGTGCGTCCGATGAGTGATGGACGAACTGCTCGATGAGCAATATCTGACCTGGCTCTACGCGAGGATCGGCTCTGTCAAGGAGACTCGAAAAGAGCTCACCTATTGGCATCTGTTCAAACTACTCTACACAAAAGAGTTTGTTTGGCTGATTCCGAACGATGATAACCGAGTAGAAGACGGTAGATATTTGCGTTATGAGTTCCTGGACGAGGTAGATGTGTCCGGGAACGTAGACCCGAACTGGATGGGACTGGGGTGTTCCGTGCTAGAGATGCTGATGGGTGTGGCCAACCGGCTTGCATTCGAGGCAGACAAGACACCCCAGTTGTGGTTCTGGGAACTACTGACCAATCTAGGCCTGAGCGGATACACAGACAGGAGTGTTGACGAACGAGCAATCGAAGACATAGTAGATAGGCTGATCTGGAGAACCTACAAGCCGAACGGTGAAGGCGGGTTATTTCCTTTGCGTCATCCCGAAGAAGACCAACGGCATGTTGAGATCTGGTATCAGCTGAGTCTCTATATTCAAGAACGGCACTAGCGGGAGGGGAGGGTAGATGGATTTCTTTGTAACTCGAGTGAAGGAATTAAAGAATGGAGCACTCGAGATCTATCCGGATTTCACGATCGGGCGTTCTAAAGATCTGATGGTCCGTGGTCGTGCATTCTATGCCATTTGGGATGAAGCTATCGGACTCTGGTCCACAGATGAGTACGACGTTCAGCGTCTGGTTGACGAGGAACTGTACGCAGAAAGGGACCGGCTCTACTCAGAACGCCAGTGCCACGTGAAGGATCTTCGATCGTTCGACAGCAACTCCTGGAATCAGTTCAAGCGATTCGTGCAGCAAGTCAGTGACAGCAGCCACCCGCTGGACATGAAGCTGACGTTTGCGAATACCGACGTCAAGAAGTCGGACTATGTGAGTAAGAGACTCCCGTACAGTTTGTCCCCCGGGGAAATCCCCGCGTGGAATGAGCTGATCGGAACTCTATATTCCGTCGAAGAGAGAGCGAAAATCGAATGGGCCATCGGCGCAGTCGTAGCAGGAGATTCAGCGAAGATTCAGAAGTTCTTAGTGCTCTACGGGCCGGCTGGTACGGGGAAATCCACGATCCTAAATATTGTGGACACCCTCTTTGCCGGTTATACGACATCATTCGAAGCGAAAGCCCTAGGCGGGAACAACAACCAGTTCGCCACTGAGGTATTCAAGAACAATCCGTTGGTTGCGATCCAACACGACGGTGACTTGAGTCGTATCGAGGACAACACAAAACTGAACAGCATCATATCTCACGAAGAGATGACCATGAACGAGAAGTACAAGCCGAGCTACACGAGCAAGGTGAATGCTTTCTTATTCATGGGTACAAACCAGCCCGTTAAGATCAGCGACGCGAAGTCGGGCATCATTCGTCGTCTGATCGACGTACAACCTACGGGTGTTAAGATCCCAGCGAACCACTACCACACCCTGATGGGTCAGGTGGACTTCGAGCTCGGTGCCATAGCACAGCACTGTCTCAACGTATATCGTGCGCTGGGTAAGAATCACTACAACGCCTACCGCCCCACTGAGATGATGTTCCAGACAGATGTGTTCTTCAACTTCATCGAGGCCCACTTCGACATATTTAAGAATCAAGATGGAGTGAGTCTCAAGCAGGCGTATGTGCTTTACAAGGAATTCTGTGCCGATACAGGTATCGATCGAATGTTACCTCAGCACAAGTTCCGGACTGAATTGCGAAACTACTTCGACAACTACAAAGAGCGAGAGACCATCGGGGATATTCACGTTCGATCGTGGTACTCCGGGTTCAACGCAAACAAGTTCAAGCAACCAACGAAGGAAGTCAACACATTCAGTTTGGTAATCGAGGAGACCGAGTCGCTTCTCGACGTGGAGCTAGCAGACATGCCAGCTCAGGGAGCAACAGCAAATGAGACTCCGAAGGGTAAGTGGGAGAAAGTCAAGACCAAGCTTTCTGACATTGACACTTCAGAGTTGCATTTTGTGAAGGTGCCCGCGAATCATATCGTGATCGACTTCGACCTTAAGGACCAAGATGGAATCAAATCGCTGGAGAGGAATCTTGAGGCTGCTTCGACTTGGCCTGCGACTTATGCAGAGCTCAGTAAGAGTGGAGCCGGAGTTCATCTGCACTATAACTACACCGAAGACGTTAATCGACTCTCAGGGGTATATTCTGAAGGAATCGAAGTCAAGGTGTACACCGGAGATGCGTCATTGCGTCGGCGTTTATCCAAGTGCAACAGTGTGCCAATTTCGGATCTCGCCTCAGGACTTCCACTAAAGGAGAAGAAGATGCTCCAAACTCAAACTATCCAGAGTGAGAAGGGCCTTCGGGAAATGATCACTCGTAATCTGCGGAAGGAGATCCATCCTGGAACCAAGCCATCAGTAGACTTCATCAAGCATATTCTCGATGAGGCGTATGACGACGGTATGACCTATGACGTTAGCGACATGCGTTCGAAGATCATGGCCTTTGCCAACAACTCATCTAATCAATCCTTGAACAGTCTCAAGGTTGTCACACAGATGAAGTTCCAGGGACGTGACGTAACTAAGGACAACGACGCTCCAGGGCCAGCTAAGCCCGATGACGTCAAGGTCAAAGACGCTCGCATCGTCCTCTTCGACGTGGAGGTATATCCTAACCTTTTCGTCTTGTGCTGGAAGTATGAGGGTGATAGCAATGTGGTTCGGATGATAAATCCGTCTGCGCAGGACGTAGAGGGTCTCTTCAAGCTCAAGTTGATGGGATTCTTCAATCGTCACTACGACAACCATATTGTGTACGCCAGGTTCCTAGGTTACAACAACCAGGAGCTTTATGAGCTCTCGCAAAAGCTCATCGATAACGAGCGGCATGCAGAGTTCGGCGAAGCGTACAACATTTCTTATGGTGACATCCACGATTTCAGTTCAATCAAGCAGAGCCTGAAGAAATTCGAGCTGGACCTTGGTATCCTGCACATGGAACTCGATATTCCGTGGAACGAACCAGTACCTGAAGAGCTCTGGGACAAGGTCGTTGAGTACTGCGTCAACGATGTGGAAGCCACTGACGCTGTGCTCCAAGATCGACGGCAGGACTTCGTAGCGAGGCAGATTCTTGCTGAGCTGTCTGGTCTGAGTGTCAATGACACCACAGCCAAGCACACCGCGAAGATTCTGTTTGGCAACGATCGTCATCCACAAGAGCAATTCATCTACACCGATCTCAGCAAAGAATTCCCTGGCTATATCTTTGAAGGCGGTAAATCTAGTTATCGTGATGAAGACCCAAGCGAAGGGGGCTACATATACGCTGAGACCGGTTACCACGAGAATGTCGCTCTTCTGGACATTGCTTCAATGCATCCCACGACCATCGAGGTGCTTAATCTCTTTGGTAAGGAGTTCACCAAGAAGTTCTCCGAACTGAAGGAAGCTCGTGTTGCAATCAAGCGCAAGAAGTACGACAAGGCTCGCAAGATGCTGGACGGTAAACTAGTACCATATCTTGTGGACGAGTCGCAGGCCGACAAGCTGGCCTATGCGCTAAAGATTGTGATCAACATCGTCTACGGTCTCACCTCGGCGAAGTTCAGCAATCCGTTCCGGGATCATCGCAACGTCGACAACATCGTGGCGAAGCGTGGTGCTCTGTTCATGATCGAGCTTAAGAATGCTGTTCAGGAGAAGGGATATACCGTTGCCCATATCAAAACCGACTCCATCAAAATCCCTGACGCTACACCAGATATCATTCAGTTCGTCACCGAATTTGGGGCCAAGTACGGGTATGATTTTGAGCATGAAGCCACTTACAACAAGTTGGTTCTCGTCAACGATGCTGTATACGTTGCTCAGAAAGTCGAGGGCGAAGCGAAAGCCCAGTACACGTGTGTAGGTGCGCAGTTCCAGCATCCATATGTCTACAAGACGCTGTTCACGGGAGACTCGATCGAGTTCGACGATCTTGTCGAAGCTAAGTCGGTGATCAAGGGTGCGATGTACCTGGATCCAAAGTATGAGCGAAAAGTAGGTAAGGCTTCTAATGCGGCCGACTATCTGAGCGACATGCACTTCATCGGTCGTTCAGGTCGGTTTGTTCCAGTGCGCGAAGGCGTCAATGGTGGTGGTCGACTCTATCGAATCAACGACGAGAAGGCCTACGCTGTTGCTGGCACCAAGAACTATATCTGGATGGAAGCCACCATGGCTCGCCATTTGGAGGCCGAAGGTCTGATTGATATGGATTACTTCGACGGTCTTGCTGAAGAAGCCAAACTCACCATCGAGAAGTTCACGGGGTTCGAGGCCTTCGTTCGTAATAACAAGGTCGCGGAGCCCCCTTTCTAGACGAGGATTGGGAATGGGATTATTGCTCCTGATCCTCGCCATAATTCTGATGCTGCTGGGGGTTGTGACTTACTTCGGTCATGGCCCCCTCGTGGCTCTAATGAAACGGCGGGACAGATGGTACTAAATGTTGTAGCGATTGCTCTTAGCTCGTTTGGATTGGGCTGGACTCTGAGCGATGGTGCGCACCGATATTTCGAAAGAAGGCGGCGCAATGAAGATCGATAAGATCGGGCAGTTCTTTGGCTGGCTCGTAGTCATCATGCTCTGCATCCTCTTCATCTCGCTTCTGGCTTTCGGGATCGTCTCGATCTGGGAAGCCATATTCTAACCGGAGACTGACACAAGTTAGTCTCTATCAATTTTAGGGAGGGCAACAAAATGAACAAGAAAGTAATCGCTCTGCTGACGGCCTTGTTGGTCGCAGTGATCGGCTTCATCATCTTCGTCGTGGCTCCAAACTCGGATGCGCACGATGCTCCGCCGCAGGGAAGCGCGGTCTGCCAGACTACTGGTGCGAATGCCACCTGGAAGGTCGATAACGGCTCGGCAACTACCGAGAACACCGGCGGCGTGGATGTCGTCGTCACCATCACGTCTACTGCCGGCGTTGTCGCGCAGTCCAACGGAGCAGTCAAGGGAGACGGCAAGGTCATCACATTCACGGTGACTGATATTCCAGTCGATGTCTCCAGCGTTACCGTTAACGCCAAAACTACATGGTATAAGAATGGCGAAGACAACCATCACGTGACCATCAACAAGCCGGCGAACAACTGCGCAGGAGTCGTCGATATTCCCTCGGCTCCGCTACCGAATCCTCCGACGTGTGATGCTCCTGGGTCGGTCGTCATCCCGGAGAACGTTCTGCCGCTGAAGTGGACTGCGGGTCCTGGTGTCAACGACGTGACCGTGCATATTGCTGGCGGATCGAACGTCACGTTCTCGGATGGGTCGACTCACCAGACCTTCACTGAGGATGTGCTTCCGCAGAAGACCGGCAAGGAATGCGACACCAGTACTCCTACGCCTACCCCGACCAGCTCAACGCCGGCACCGCCTACCAGTTCCACAGCGGTTCCTCCGACGTCATCTGCTCCGGTCACGAGTGCTTCTATCAGCAAGACCCCAGTGAAGTCGTCAGCCAGTTCCTCGATCGGTACTGGTGTGGCTGTCTCGCGGGCTGCCGTGCATCAGCCGTTGGCCTCGACCGGATCACGGACTGGTGCTCTTCTTGCGGTGAGTGCTGCTCTTCTAATGAGTGGTTTGGTTCTTCTGTTCTTTACCGCGAGAACAGGAAAGCGTACCTAGCAATCCAAGTCGGGTCCATGAACGGATGCTTCCCCCCACCCAAGTATCCAATCCGATCAATTTGGGCGAACATGGATACAACAGCCCATTCATACTTAAGGAGGTTCGCATGTATATCGGAGGCGGAACAATCCTGGTGATCCTGATCATCGTGATTATTGTGCTACTCGTTCGGCGACCATAGGTGGTACAAGAGTACATCTGTCCAATCGACAGACAAACGCTTGAGTGGCATCTGAAAATCCATACCGAGCATCAAGACGGACGCAAGATCTATTTCGGTGACAAATTGGGGTGCGGATTCATATCCCCAATCGATCGTCTGCAGCACGAGCAACCGAAAGATCATTACTGAATGTCGATGGGGCCCCAATAACCACAAAATCTCCGGAGGAACAAATTGGCAGGCGAGGAAGTAGAGATATTCACCCGCTTTGGTGGGACAGTCGACTCGGTGCATGATGCATTCGCTTTCATTATGGAGCACATGGACAAGGTCGGTGCGTTCCCAGCAATCGAGGTGACTCCATGTTGGGTCGATGAGGAGATGAGGGAGTTCCAGCACTATCACGTTGCTGTGTTTGGTGCTGTGAACGCTCAGCCGACTCATAATCGCCATGGGTGAATCCAAGAAGCAGAAGAAAGCTCAACGAGTTCGTCAGAAGATGCTTGAGCGTCAGCCATCCAAGGCATCGCAGATCAAAGATCTGATGAGGAGACTCGATAAAATGTATCCTGAAACTAAGGGGAAGTAAGTGAAGAAGATCAGGTTACGTAGTGACTTCGATGTTGACCTTGTCCAGTGGGCAGGAGATGACGAGTTCATCTGCAAGGCGGCGCGGGTATCCACGCTTGGTGCAGCCTCGATTGACTCCAAGGAGTCTGAGGGTCTGCTCATGTTCCTGATGCGTAATCGTCACGGCTCACCATTCGAGCATGGGCTGATGACGTTCAGGATCACCGGGCCCATATTCATGTGGCGAGAGTTCATGCGGCATCGCATCGGCTTCAGCTACAACGAGGAGTCGGGTCGCTACAAGATCTTGGACGGTGTCTTCTACCTTCCGAGTGCGCGTCGCAAACTGATCCAGGTCGGCAAGGCCGGAGAGTATGAGTTCCGGGAAGGATCAGCAGAGCAGTACGACATCATGCGCGAGAACAAGATCAAGAGTTACAAGCGGGCTTGGAAGAGCTACAACATCCAGCTCGAGGCCGGCATTGCCAAGGAGGTTGCGCGGATGGAACTTCCTGTTGCGACATATTCCACGGCATATGTGACATGCAATCCCCGGAGCTTGATGAGCTTCTTGGGTCTGCGGACTTACGGGAACTACAGCAATCTCTTCAAGTCAACACCGCAGTGGGAGATCAGCAACGTTGCTGATCAGATGGAAACTCACTTCGCCAAGCTCTATCCCATCACGCAGGCCATATTCGACAACAACGGTCGAGTAGCTCCGTAACACCCAAACTGAAAGGAGAACGGATGTCGACAATTTTGGAACGGGATCTTCGCACACTTCTGCGTGATATCAATGGACAGATTGCCGTTGTTAATAGGTTTGCTGAGGCTCAGAAAGTCGAGGCCAAGTACATGCAAACCCCGAACGGTAATTATGTAATGATCCCACTCTTGTTCGCGAAGTCCAACATCCTTCTAGCCCTATCTAATCTGGAGAAATAACATGACCACCAAGAAGCAGCGCCGCGAGCAGACTGCGGCCAAGACCGAAGAGCGTCGTCAGGCTCTTGCCGCCGAGAATCTGGCAGTACTACAGCGCAGCCGGGATAAGCAGGAGCAGGCTCGCTGGGAACGTGAGCGTGCGGCTAACCAGAAGAAGGCAAAGGATCAAATCAAGGCCGTCGCCAAGGCTAATAAGACGGAAGTAATCCCCGATAACCTTCAGGAGTCAATGGGCTTCATGATGGTTGCATCATTAGAGCAGGATGCATGACAAAAGCGCAAATGCTCACATTGATGGCTGAGCGGACCGGCCTTGAACGAAACACCATCAAGGATCTGATGAAAAAGGGTTGGATCTACGACGATGGTCTCGGCATTTTTACCGCGCCGAAGAGGTCTAATGCCTGAGTCAATTGGTAGCACGCTCACAACCAGCATGACAATGACTCTCAGGCCAAACACCAAAGAGGAGAAGATCGCTGCGGTACAGGTTGTCTGTGGTGCTGAAGCATGCCAAGGCAAAGAGGATGCGATTGTGATCCTCGAAGCTCTTGGTTTGATTAAGCCGAAGGGAACATCTCATGTCTAGATATTTGGTCACGCAGACGCAAGAAATCACAGTCGAAGCACCATCGGCAGCAGTGGCTCGGACAATTGCTGCCGCAGGTTTCCAACAGAAACTCAGCCCCAAGAATATTCAGGCTGGGATGTCCATATCCAACATCCAAAACGTCAAACTGCACGTAGAAAAGGTGAGCTGAATGCCCCAGAATGATGAAAGCGTACTGCTCGAGAACGTCAAGATCATCTACCGGAACTTCACTGGTCGTGAGACTGACTACAACCAGAAGGGCAGCCGTAACTTCGGCGTCCTCCTCACCCCGGAGATGGCTGACGGGTTGGCGTCTGATGGCTACAACGTCAAGACCACAAAGGAGCGGGAGCTCGATGAGGGCGAGATGACCGGCGGGGAGCCCTGGTTGCCGGTTGCCGTTGGCTACAACGTTCGTCCGCCGCAGATCTGGATGATCACGAAGCGTGGTCGTACCTTGCTCGAAGAGGGGATGCTCATGCTGCTGGACGAGGCTGAGATCACTCACGTCGACATGTACGTCCGACCGTACGACTGGGAGCTGAAGACCGGAGCCAAGGGCCGTAAGGCATATCTCAAGACGCTGTTCATCACCATCCAGGAGAACGAGCTCGACGAAAAGTATGGAGACATTCCGATCGCTGGTGCTCGCGTGAGTTCGTCGTCTAGCGACGAAGACTGACCTACCTCCATATCTAAGGGCCCTCGCATAGTTATGTCTGCGTAGGTATAAAAGACAGCATAGTGCGCCCTCATAAAATGAAAGGAAAGCTATGTTTGAATTCTTGTTGGGTCTGCGTCGTTTCCGTAAGGCTCTCGCAAAAACCAAACTGGCCAAAGTGCTGAGTTTGGAAAATGGAAACGAGATCGTCCGGAACGCGATGGCTTACGCGTATGAGGTTGGTAGTGGATCTGGCTTATTTGAGCAGGTCCACACCAGCGCGGAGAATCCCTTCCTCGACCATAACTGGCGTGTCAACATTATTCCCGGAGAGGAATGTCAATGAGTGACGAGCGACCGAAACCCGGTTTCACAAAGCAACGACAAGATCGAGACGTTTCTGAGAAGGTCAGCCGTTCCCGAGCCAGCATCTCCAACGAGGTGATGAACATTGATCATCCCGGCATGTTTGCTTCGGCAGACAAACTCGTTATCAACTGGGACGGCGAGCAGTACTACAAGAGCTGCGGGGCGTTCGTCTCTAAGGTTGGAGATGGCGGCGAGTCAAGTTGCGTGAAGCGGGAGGGACACCCCGGAACCGTTCACGAAGACTTCGACGGACGAACTAAGGATGAATGGGACTTCGGTTTCGGTATCCTTAGTCTTGAAGAGGCAGTCGGCCAAGCTGTTGGTGCTGCATCGGCGTGCTGGGATAATCTTGAAGGAGCTGGTGTGTTCCAGTCGACAAGAGCCAAGGCTATCGTCGAGCAACTGATGGACCGTATCAAGATGTCTTGGCCTGCTGATGACTGAGGAACCGATCTATCCGTCAGAGGGCGCATTTGTTCTAAAGCAGCAGACCATATGGGCTATGTGTTTTGATGGTTCCAGAGCGAATGGACACGAGATCATAGCGTTTGTGTTTCGCCGAAACGGTTCTGGGACTTTCGTCACCAACAACGACAACCTTCAACGAGGATTCTTTCTATATATCGAAGGGATCTCCGGAGCCGTTCCCGAAGGAAGCTGGGTCGTTTACGTCCGTGATAATGAGTTCGTTTGCATGACTGACCAATACTTCAAAACGATATACGAGCCTGCTAACATGCCGGCCTATCGAGGTAGTGGTCCAGGTGGGCCCGGTGGAATAGCCGGTATTTATGAGGGTGGTGACAGTGGCCGCTATCGTTCATCCCCCATGGCCGGAACCGGGCAGTAAGAAAGGCGATCATCTCTTCGGTCCCTGGTTCGCCAAGGACAAGCGCCACAAATACCGAGCCTGCGTCCACCCGGATTGCAAGGAAGTCGAGATTGAGGAAGTGAAGTAATGGCTGACAAATACATTCTGAACCAGAGTCCGGTTGAGGCAATGCAGCATGATGGGACAACGGCTCGGGCCTACGAGATTCTTGCGTGGGTCTACCGTAACAACGGGACCGGATCGTTCCAGGCTACCGAGCTCAAGGTTGCTCCGATCGATGACCCCATCGCTGGGAATGAGTGGGTAGTGCTGATTTCCAACCAGGGGTTCGCCAGTTTCACCAATGATGCTTTCGTCTCCACATACGTGCCGGCTTACTGATGGTTGCTGTCACTGAACCACCACCGTTCATCGCGGGCCGAAGCGAACGTCCTCCAGCACCACCAACTCGTAGCGGTTCGGTAAGTCCAGACGAGAGGCGTCGTGAAACAGCGCTGGGCTTTGCGGTACAGACCTTCCAATCTGCTCAGGGTCTCGACACCAGCCACACCAGTAGTATCCTCGAGCGTGCCAAGATCTTTGAGGACTATATCGCTGGGGGTTAGATGCTCTGGTTCTTCTGGTCGCTCTTCACACATCTAAAGAAAAGGAAGTTAAAGTGACTCTCGATATTGAGAAGTTCATTCGAAAGTCGTTCCCGGTGGATGCCGTTCGGGTCACCGTCGACAACCTCGAGGAAGTAGCCAAGTGGTGTAGCGGTGAGATCCGTGAAGACACCACCGAGGACAATCCCAGCGGTCACTCGAAGATGATTTGGGTAATGGTGCAGTACCCGATGAACGACCGACAGTCCAAGGCGTACGTCGGCGACTGGGTACTCTACTCGGGTAGGGGATACAAGGTCTACACCGACCGAGGATTTCGCAAGGTCTTCGATGAGAAGGTTGCGGAGCAGAATGTCTTCGAGTCTGGCGTGACGAGCCACGGTGGTATTCCTGGAATCTCCCCGGCCAGTAGTAACCCCGGGGGTAGCACACACAAGCTCGGGTAGTTATTGCAGGTTGGTCAGGTATTCGTAGGGGGTACCTGGCCTTCCTGGAGGAACTCACCTCCAGAGAGAAAGGAATCAATCATGCCCGAAGATGACACGTGGCCGTCTGATCCGGCTGCCGCGCAGACCGCCGACCTTACGGAGCCGGAGTCGAAGGAGGACACGCCGGTGGAAGAGGAAGCGGTGGTCACCAGTCCGGCCGGGGAATCGGACGTCGAAGGCGTTAAGGTCGGCGGTCTCGAGTACACCGAGAACCCCGATGGTACTCGGCACTACCCGGAGCAGGAGCCGGTTGAGACCACTGGGGACCCGACGCCCACGCCGCAGATCATCACGGACGCCCAGCCGCCGCAGAACACCAGCGACTCGGTCGGGCAGTAGTACCCAAGGTTCGCAGCTGATTAGTTGCGAGTGAGGCATGACGATATCGTAGGGGAATCGTTGTGCCTTGCTCGGAGGAATCAGCCAAATCCCTACACACATTAAGGATTCAAATGCGACCTAAACAGGTTAACTTTCAAGTAGACAAAGAACTGCTCGAGGACATCAAAGTCTTAGCACATCGTCGGAGCAAAACTGTTTCTGAATTGATTCGTCTGCTTATTCAAGACGAACTTGAAAGAGAAGCAGAGAAGCATATAGTGTTCAATAATTAACTCACACAAAACCCAAATTGAGAGGAAGTGTTTCAAATGAAGAAGCTCTTTGTTCTATTGCTCGCATTTGTTATCGTAATACCGGTGGTTATGGCTGGTTCTGCAAACGCCAAGGCCCGCCCAACCGGTGCGGGAAACATCCCGTGGAACTCAGCAGATTGGAGTCATACCGTTGGGCATTTCTCAACCATCTACGTTGAGGACCACACAAAGGCCTGGCCTGTTGCTAAGGCAGTCAAAGCCTGGGGATCGGGTCTACACTACACACGAAAGTGCCCAGTTGGAGCTAACTGTGTGCGGGTATATTCGATCCTGGATGTCGGAATGCACACCATGGAGGGTGGTACCACAGTTGTTGATCATCACTGGGTTGGCAACATCGACTACCGTAAGAGTGTCCGCATTGAGCTTAACCGATTCTGGACTACAGGGACTCGTAATCCTCACCAGAAGCCGTTGGCTGCTCTGAGTATTGTAACTCATGAGCTCGGTCATGCTCTTGATCTAAATCACGACAACCGTGGTGCTGGTGGCGTGATGTATCCCTACATGGATCTGCATCACAACAAGATCTCGGCCTATGAGCGCAATGCTCTGAAGCGATTATACGGTATCAAGTAGTTGGTTAGTTGGGGGCTTCGGCCCCTATACTAAGGTTTTCATTTTTCGACTTAATATCGGGTGATTAAAAGGAGCTCTTGTGAAACTGTACACATTCCCTACTCAGGAAGATCTGGCTCGACTAGAGCGAACCACTGAGGAATACATGCATCCCAACCGTGTCCCCTTCGCTGTAGTGGCTGAGGGGCTAATCCACCCCGACGAGTGTCAGAAGATTGTCATGGATCTGAATCCAATTGCAGGGTTCGAGCATGGTCATTGTGGGGCATTCACTCGAGAGGTCGGTCATCGTCCAGTGCTCGAGAACATCAGACTCTTCGGACACCGAGTCAATCAGACGTTCTGGGACTATGAACTCGACGAAGATACCATGACGTGGATGCAGACCTACGAGGCCGGCAGTGAATACCAACTACACACTGACATGTCACCTGGTCAGATGCGGAAGATGACAGCCGTGGTGTTCCTGACTGACCCAGACAACTATGTCGGTGGCAACCTCGAGATATTCTTCCACCCACAGTCGGTTGTTATTCCTCGAACCCAGGGAACCGTCGTGTTCTTCCAGCCCTGGATCCTTCACAAAGTGTATGGGATTGTCTATGGGATCCGACAGACCCTGAACATGTCGTTCTGGGGACCGAACTTCCGATGAACATCAACTTATTCATCGAGAGACTTCGTGAGGATGAGCAGGCAGATCTCTTATTCATGGAACTAGTGGAGATTGAGAAGCGAGAGATTGAGCAGAGCTGCCTCTTCAGAGAGCTGTGCACGTCCACCTGCTGCAACAAAGACCTAAAAGCCTATGAGATGCTCGTGGCTTACATCGAGAGCAAACTGAGGAGGACGTATGTCCCAGATAGGCGTAACTTATGGGGTTGATGAGTTCAAGTTTGAGGTTGATGATTGGCATTACTTTATCGGTGATGCTGACGATGGACAGCATGTTGTAAATCACGTCTTGTGCTGGTCGCTTGACAACGAGCTGGCATCTAAGCGAGGTGGGACCATCAACGTCACACTTCTACCAGAGAATGTTACCTGTCAACAATGTCTGGAGTGGTTACATGCCTAAGCTTGTTATTCACTATACGAGAATGATAGACGGTGGGCCACTCTGCTGTCCGACTGAAGGTTACTTAGATAAACACGTGACTCTTGAGAAGGATGAAGTGACCTGTCGATTCTGTCTTAAACTATTTAAGGAGGAAGACGATGGCTGACTCGGTGCCTTGTGGGAATACTGAAACACATATGTTCCACAAACATACTAAAGAAGTAGAGGTGGAATGCTCCGGCAGATCTCGTTGTAATGCTTGGGCTCATTCGCCACATACATTCTCGGAGAAGCAGGAGTTGTGGTGTGACGGCGTCTGTAAGTGTGGAATGTTCTCTCGAGGACCACATGGGCCTGGAGCTCATAAGTAATACTTTGCTAAACCCAAAAACTGAGAGGATCTAAAATGCATTGGTATCCGTTTATCACCGGCGGTCTCGTTGCGCTGGGCTACTACCTTGGTAAGTGGGTTAAGGGTCGTGAGATGCGAGAGAACTTGTGGGTGTGGGCCTGCCCTGAGAAAGGCTGTGGTTTCAGTGTCAAGGGATCCTATAAGTCTGGGGTTCTCGATCTTGGTAGTTTCCATCAAAAGACGAGTCATCCAAAGTCGCTCAACAAATGGATGACTGTCGAAGCTAAGCGGATCAAGGAGTAGTCATGCCATTCACACATCTAGTGACCAATCACAAGTGCTCACTACCAAATGTTAGAGACGATAGCTCAGCTTTAGTTATTGGTGATAGGTGGCGATGTGATGGACCGAGACAAATCATCTACCTCGGCATTACCAAAGAGGTTCCTTGCAATAGGGAATACCAGTGGGTCAACGACCAACGCGAAGGAAACTACTGGAAGCCAATCAACCTATGATGACCCATATCTCCGACGACACACCATATGTGATTCTTAAGCGGGTTTGCGAGCTGGTGGGCCACGATTGGGACAAGGAGACGTCTCGCAATAGGTGGCGTTGCCGGCGCTGTAGCAAACGTAGGAGGGCTAAATGATATGCAGCAGGTTGAACTGGCACCCCACCAACATAAAGCCGTAGAGAGGCTCCACAACGGTAGTATTTTGTGTGGTGGTGTGGGGACAGGTAAGAGTCGTGTAGCCATGCAATACTACAAAGAGAAAGAGGCACCACGTAATGTTGTTGTCATCACTACAGCCAAGAAACGCGATAGCCTCGATTGGGAGAGTGAAGCGGTCCTACATGGAGTGGGAACGAGCGCTGACTCGACTCTCTCGGGCGTTCTTACGGTCGACTCATGGAACAATCTCTGGAAATACGTCGACGTTAGTGACGCCTTCTTCATCTTCGACGAGCAGCGACTCGTAGGGAGTGGCGCATGGGTGGGCGTATTCCAGAAGATCGCCAAGAAGAATCATTGGATCCTGTTGAGTGCAACGCCTGGCGATACATGGCTGGATTACATTCCGGTATTTGTCGCCAATGGATTCTACAAGAACAAGACGGAGTTCTTGAGGGAGCATGTCGTCTACTCAAGATTCTCCAAGTTCCCCAAGGTGGATCGGTATATCGCTGCAGGCCGACTGGTCCGCCACCGAAATGCCCTTCTGGTCGACATGCCTTACGAGAGGCACACTACAAGAGTACTTAACACTATTGATGTTGAGTACAACAAAACCCTATTTGATAAGGTGGTGAAAGATAGATGGCATGCTTACGAGAACAGACCCTTGCGGGACGTAGCGGAGTTGTATCGTGTGATGAGGAAGGTTGTCAATTCGGACCCTTCTCGCTTGGACTCAATCCGCATGCTGATGGAGCAACACCCAAAGCTGATTGTGTTCTACAACTTCGACTACGAGCTGGAGATACTCCGAAGTCTGGCCGAACCGATCTCGCTCGACTCCTCATCAACGCTGGATACGAGCTCAGCGAGTGGGAAGAGCAACTCCTCGAAGTTGTCGACAAAATCCCGAGCGGACACAGTGTCGACATCGAAGCTGGACGAATTACCGTCTTGTTATCTAAGCGGACTGTCCTGCCATTGCGTGATGAAGGAACAGACGTGGTGCAGTTTCAGCGAGAGCACGAAGGGAGATGGACCAGTACGGAGTCAGAGCTATCTGAGGCAGCTGGAGAGGATCGGTTCGATAGAAACAAATACGCCGTCCTCATTACTGATCCGCGAATCCAAGATCCAGAAGGATGGATGCGCGGAGACTATGACGATCGACCAGGATACGAGTACCTCCGAGACGAAGTCCTCGAACGAAAGCGAGGAGACGACGTCTGGAGTCATTGGTGCGAAGCCAAAGACAGGATCTTCTACCACGACGTTGAGAGAGTTTCCTGTCCCTTGTGTGGGGTCTTCAATACAGGACCAGCAACTTGGGCGTGGATCCACCAGTGCGGAGACGAAATCAAACTCCAGCATTGCTTCACTGAGAGATGTAGCAGTTGCGGAGTGGAACGGCCACAAGCACGAGGAGATTCCAAAGACTGATCGTTGGGTCTATCTTGTGCAAAGCAATAGTGGTTCTGAGGGATGGAACTGTATCGAAACAGACACTGTGGTCTTCTACAGCCTTAACTATTCATACCGGACATTTGAGCAGTGTCAGGGACGGATTGATCGGCTGAATACGATGTTCACAACTCTGAATTACTACATTCTTCGATCTGATTCTTTGATAGACAAACTGATTTGGAAGGCACTTAGTGTGAAGCAAAACTTCAATGAGCGAAAATCGGAGGCAAAATTCACGACTTAACATTGTGACATAGCAATACTCTGAAGGGCAATCGCGACATAATCTCTGCCACTTATGAAGCCTTGTACTAACCCCTCGCGAGTTGACTTTAATATATGATCCTATACTATATGTGAATCCCCAGGGGTTTTGCGAAGCTCACCAAAGTGGCATTTTCGGCAGAGGAAGGAGAATGATGGCGCGAAGCGTCGATCAAGGTTATCGAGTCCGTGGTGAGTGGGTTGAGATGCACGAGTATCCCAACTACGCAATCAGCAATCTCGGACAGGTGATGAATGTAACCACTGGCCAGATCAAGAACCACTCAAAGAACCAGCAGAACATCGCGATGGTTAATCTGTCGATTCTCGGACAGCAAAATATTCGATCGGTTGCCGTCATGGTTGCTGAAGCATTTCTGGATCGTAGCGAGGTCCCAGACTACTTCAACACGCCTATTCATCTCGACGGTGACAAGATGAACTGCTCAGCTGGAAATCTGGCATGGCGACCACGTTGGTTTGCTGTTAAGTATCACCAACAGTTCAGTCCGTGGGAGCGGGCTAACCGGTATGGCTTCGTGTGTCCAGTTGAGCTCATCGACACAGGTGAGGTGTTTCCGACATCATGGGAGGCAGCGGTCAAGTATGGGATGCTGGATCGAGAGATCTTCATCGCTACACAAAATCGTACCTACGTTTTCCCACACATGTTCACCTTCCGTGAAGTAGAGCTTTGACACGTCAAGATCCACACTATATTAACACGCGTGTAATTCGTGGATTATAATAGAAGGGGAAGGATAAAGCCTCTTACTTAGCCTTTTATTTTTGTGAAAGGAGTGACAGATGTTGGAATCCAAGTATCAAGCAGAGCTAATCAAACGTCTTGAAGCCCGTTTCGAAGGATGTATAATTCTGAAGAACGATAGCGGCTACAAGCAAGGAATCCCGGATCTGTTAGTTCTCCACAAACGTCGATGGGCTCTGTTGGAGGTTAAAGCGTCTGCGGATTCACCACAACAGCCAAACCAGGATTACTATATTGACCTGGGACGGCGGTTGTCTTTCGCAGCGTTCATCTACCCCGAAAATGAGGAAGAGGTATTGGATGAACTTCAACACTCACTCGAACCTCGTAGGGCGTCACGCGTTTCTCAGCGCGTCTAACTATCATTGGGTCAACTACACCGAGGAAGATCTCGATGGTCGGTTTGTCTCAGCGATGGCTGCTCAACGTGGTACTGCTTTGCATGATCTGGCACGTGACCTTATTACCTTAGGTGTTAAGTTGCCGAAGACTCGTACAACTTTAAACCTCTACGTGAACGATGCGATTGGTTATCGTATGAGTCCTGAGCAGCCTCTGTATGTTTCAGAGAACTGTTTCGGTACAGCCGATGCTGTTTCGTTCCGTCGTAACCTACTTCGAATTCACGATCTAAAGACAGGCGTCACGCCGGTCAAGATCACACAACTCGAGGTCTATGCCGCAATGTTCTGCATGGAGTACCGATTCAAACCTTTCGACATCGACATCGAACTCCGTCTTTACCAGAACGACGACATGGTTGCGTATGAGGCAGATAACAATGTCATCATGCACATCATTGATAAGATTCAAACCTTCGACAAGCGGATTACCGATTTGAAGATGGAGGCACTGTCGTGATTATCGAAGAGGAAGTCTATCTCGCGCATTATGGCATCCTCCGGAAGTCAGGACGGTATCCGTGGGGTAGTGGCGAAGATCAGCACACTCGCAACAAGTCGTTTCTCGATACCGTAGAAGGTCTGCGGAAAGACGGCATGTCTGAGCCCGACATCGCTCGTGGTTTCGGTATGAAGGTTACCGAGCTCCGGGCCCTCAAGTCAATTGCAGGAAATCAGCAGAAGTTGGCTAACATCTCTCAGGCCCAGAAACTTCACGACAAAGGTCTGTCAAATGTTGCCATTGGTAAGCAGATGGGTCTAAATGAATCATCTGTTCGTAATCTCTTGGCACCTGGTGCTTCTGAGAGAGCGGATATTCTGCAAAACACTGCTAACATGCTTCGACGCGAGGTCGACGCAAAGGGCTACATCGACATCGGTGCTGGAGTCGGCAATCAGTTGGGTCTCAGCGAGACTCGATTGAAAACAGCTGTTGCCATTCTCGAAGAAGAGGGTTATCGAACCTACTATCCAAAAGTTCCACAAGTGGGTACGATTCACGAGACCTCTCTCAAGGTTCTCGGTCGTGGCGACGTCACTCCTAAAGAAGCTTATGCTGCTATGAAGGAAGACGGTGGTATTAAGCAGATTCAGGAGCACACCGATGATGCTGGTCGTGGTTGGGGTGGAAATCAGCCTCCGATAAACATCGATTCAGGTCGCATTGGAATTAACTACAAAGAGAATGGCGGAGACAAGGCTGACGGCGTGATCTACGTTCGTCCGAATGTCGAAGACGTCTCTATCGGAAAAGCCCGTTACGCACAAGTTCGTATCTCAGTTGATGGGACTCACTATCTAAAGGGTATGGCCGTCTACAAGGATGACCTTCCTGATGGTGTGGATCTTGTCTTCAATACGAATAAGTCGTCTACAGGTAACAAGCTCGATGCAATGAAGCCGTTAAAGCGAGTTGCACTTCCGGGAGATGCAAAGGATAAGCCAACTGGGCCTGTCGATGACGAAAATCCATTTGGCGCTATTACTCGTCAACTTCCAAAACTCGACGAACACGGGAATGCAATAAAGAATACCGTTCGTTCTTCGATGAACATTGTCAATGACGAAGGTAAATGGGATGATTGGTCAAGAAACCTTTCAACTCAGTTCTTGTCAAAACAGAGTCCGACCCTAGCTCAAGAACAACTCGATATGACGTATGAGCGAAAGCGTCAAGAACTAGACGACATCAAGGCGCTTACAAATCCAGCTGTAAAACGAAAGATGTTGGATTCCTACGCCGATGATGCTGATTCATCAGCAGTACATCTTAAAGCACAAGCTTTACCACGTCAACGTTCTCAGGTCATTCTCCCAATTACGTCTCTCAAGGAGAATGAGATCTATGCGCCGAACTTCCAAAACGGTGAACGTGTTGTCTTAGTACGTCACCCTCATGGTGGAACATTCGAGATTCCTGAGTTGACAGTAAACAACAGAAATAAAGAAGGTAAAGCCACCCTTGGTGAGAACGCTAAGGATGCAGTCGGAATTAACCATAAGACAGCAGCACGTCTATCTGGTGCCGACTTTGACGGTGACACCGTTCTTGTGATTCCGAACAATGCAGGAAAGGTGAAAACCGAACGCGCTCTGGAAGGCCTAAAGGACTTCGATCCTCAGGCGCTATACAAGCTTCCAGATGAAGCGCCACACATGTCGTCTCAGACTAAGCAGACTCAGATGGGTCTGGTGTCTAATCTCATTACCGACATGACCATTAAAGGCGCAAACAACAACGAGCTTGCTGCAGCAGTTCGTCATTCAATGGTTGTGATCGATGCTGAGAAGCATCACTTGGACTACAAGAAGTCTGCTATTGAGAATGGCATACCGGCTCTCATGAAGAAGTATCAGGGTCGCTCACAGGGTGGTGCATCTACGTTAGTCTCACGTGCTAAGAGTGAGGCTACTGTTGCTAAGCGTAAAGGTAGGTCAGCTGCAGAAGGCGGTGCTATTGATCGTGCAACAGGTAAGAAGGTGTTTACCCCTACAGGCGAGAGCTTTGTCAGTAAGAAGACAGGCGAGGTTGTTGTTAAGACAGAGAAGGTTAAGAAGATCCTTGAGGCCAACTCAGCACGTGAGTTGTCTTCTGATACACGCATTGAGAACATCTATGCGGATCACTCTGATCGTCTACAACAGTTAGCCAATGAGGCACGTAAAGAGTTTGTCAACACCAAGCCCATTCCTATGTCGGAGTCGGCTAAGGCTGTTTACGCCCCCCAGGTCAAGTCGCTGACACATAAGTTGAATGTGGCTTTGCAGAACGCACCCCGTGAGAGACAGGCCCAGGTAGTAGCCAACACCATCGTTGCTACTAAGAAACAGAACTACCCTGACATGGAGAAGTCGGATCTGAAGAAGATCAAAGCTCAAGCATTGGCTGAAGCACGCATTCGTACAGGCGCTAAGAAGGAACGCGTTGACATCACTGATGATGAGTGGAATGCCATCCAAGCTGGGGCAATCAGCAATCACAAGCTCGAACAGATCCTCAGCAATGCAAACCTTGAGCAAGTGAAGACGCTGGCCACACCACGAACACCAACAGTGATGACTACAGCTAAGCAGGCACGAGCTAAGTCTATGCTCGCTTCTGGCTACACACAGGCTGAAGTTGCTACCGCCCTAGGTGTCGCACTGTCGACACTCAAGTCAAGCGTAATCGAGTGAGGTGATGAGAACGATGGCCGACGTGGAGTACATGCTAACAACGATCGACAATCCGTTTGATCCTTTCACTCAATACGACGACTGGTTTGCTTGGGACTTTCGTGCCGGGTACCACACACCTGGTGCCCTAGCCAGGCAAGTCATTAGTTCAGACGACTTGAGTGATGCAGACCAACGTGACGCTATCAACCAAGCAGTCGACGAGATGGTTGATGAAAATGTTCTTGGTGTGTACAAGAAAGTTTCACAAACAATTTCATAATAACTTCATAGGATTTAAGAATTAAGAGGTAGGGGGGAGGGGTCTCGCGAATGAGACCCCCCTTCTGCATCGCCGCTGTCCACAAAAAAGACCCGGAGGGAATTTTCCCGCATTGGTTTCGGTTTCTCGGGGTTTGACGTCGCCGAGAGGAGGTCACGATGGCTGCAAGAATCAAGGGAAAGTCACCTGAAACGCCTCGTAGGCCTCCTGGAACTACACCTGAAGCCCGCGAAAACCAGCTCATTCTCGCGGCCGTAGATGCAGCTGAGAAACAGATCCTCGCTGGCACTGCGTCGTCTCAGGTGATCACGCATTACCTCAAGCTGGGCTCGACACGAGAGCGTCTGGAGCAGGAACGGCTCCGCAATGAGAACGACCTTCTCCGCGTAAAGGTGGAGCAGCTTGCCGAACAGAAGAACATGGGCGAGCTCTACGAGAAGGCACTCAATGCGATGAAGTCTTACTCAGGTCAAGAGGTCGTTGACGAAGATGTGTTCGACTAGGAGGCACCGATGCTTTGGATCGATCTCTTCCGCATCCTCATCGGGTGCGTCTGTGTTGTTTCGCTCTACATCATGTCACAAAGCTTCCTGCGTTACAGAGACGAGTGGAATTCAAAGACTCGTGACTACTGGTACGCGCGCGTAGTGTGGACTGTCGTCGGTTTGTCGTCAGCTATCGAAGGAATAATTCGAGGCACGCCATTCTGATACACATTAATCTTCATCGCTGCTGCGTCCTTCGCCACGCTCAAAGGTAATTTGCAGAAGGGTAAGTGGGGAGCTGAGCAAGATGGCTGACTTTTACATTAGCACCGTCCTCGTTGACCTGGTCCAACAGATCACATACAAGCCTAACTGGAAGATCTATGTTGAGCACGAAGTTGCAGATGATGGGTCTGGTGGTTGGCATCTGTTTGTCATCTCCCATACGGACAACAGTCTTAACCCGTCCGAATCAATTCGAGTTCGTCATGGCTTCCTCATCCCGGCTGCTTCATACAACCGTGACACGTGGGCAGCTTGGGTATTCGATCGTCTGCGTGATGTCGAGACACACGAAGCCGGAGAGTTCTATAGGATCAACGGACTAAGAGAGTTCGCTCCGCATCATGCCAACGGTGAGAACCCATATCTCGTGTGGCACATCGGTGACTACGAGACAGCATCAAAGCGATCTGGTGATGATTAGAAAGTATTCAGAGCTCCGGCGGATCGATAACTTCGAAGAGCGTTTTCGTTATCTAGCCCTAAGAGGTCAAGTAGGCGAAGCTACCTTTGGGTTTGACCGATGGATGAATCAAGAGTTCTACCGATCTCGAGAGTGGCGGCAGATTCGTCACCACGTTATTGCGCGAGACAATGGTTGTGACCTCGGTGTCGATGGGCACGAGATCCACAGAGGACTTTACATTCATCACATGAATCCGATGACTACTTCTGACATCGCTCAAGGCGACGAGGACATTCTCAATCCGGAGTTTCTGATCACGACCTGTCATCAAACCCACAACGCGATTCACTACGGTGACGAGCGACTTCTTCCACGGCCTCTCGTTGCCCGCGCTCCGGGTGACACCAAGCTTTGGTAAATTCCAAGAAAGGAAACTGACATGGACGCAGCAACTCTCGCGAAAGTTATGACTGTTGATGGACACAAGGTCACCTACAGCAAGGTTCTGAACAAGCTGTATTTCGACAAGTCCTACGGCGGCCCGTCCTTCAATGCCAAGACTTGGATGGCTCAGCTCAACCAGGCGCTCGTGCGCGCGAAGTGCACCACCGCTGCTCGAGTCGAGATGTTTCTGGCTCAGCTCGGTGCAGAGTCTGGTTCGTTCCGATACACACAAGAGCTTGCCTCCGGTGCGGAGTACAACGGCCGCTCAGATCTGGGGAACACTCATGCTGGCGACGGCCAACGTTTCAAGGGTCGTACCTACATTCAGATCACCGGTCGACACAACTACACTGCGCTCTCTGCTTGGGCTTTCTCGAAGAAGTACATCCCGACAAAGACGTACTTCGTTGACCATCCAGAGAAGCTGGCTGCTGTTGAGTACATTTTCCTCGGTCCGGTTTGGTACTGGACTGTCGCGCGCAACATGAATTCCTACGCCGACAAGAACGATATCCGTGGCGCTACCAAGGCCGTCAACGGCGGCTACAACAATCTGTCCGGTCGCACTGCGCGATGGAACTACGCCAAGACGTTCGGTAACAAACTTCTTCCAACAGGTGTGACTGCACCGGCAAAGCACGCGACTCCTGCGCCCAAGCCGGCACCGAAACCTTCACCCAAACCCAAACCAAAGCCTGTGGTGATCAAGACGTACACGGTTCACTCCGGCGATACGTTGACGTCGATCGCTCTCGCGCATGGTATGGGCAAGAACGGCTGGAAGACGCTGCAGAATCTCAACAACATCAAGAACGCCAATCTGATCTATGTCGGTCAGAAGCTCAGGATCGGCTGACAAGGAGACATCATGGCTACCAACTTTGTGGCATATCTTGCCAATGCCAAGAAAGCGATCATCCAGGTCACAGGTCTCGTGGGCGCACTCTGTGCCCTCGGGATTCTTCCGTCGCCTTATTCTGTGTGGGCGGCAACGCTTCTCGGGATCCTGACGACTATCTCGCACTACCTGACGAGCAACGCAGACGCTCCTGGAACTACGTCGGCTCTCGAAGATTTCGAGCCTCCGGCCGATGATGATCCAGATGAGCCAATCCCGGATGAATTCAAGCCGGCAGTTCTCGTCACCGCAGGACAGGTCGCAGCCAACAATGAGATTGCGGCTCCACCCACCACGTAAGGAGGTGACCCCACATGCCCACAGATACACAAAGTATTCTCACGTCAACCAAGAAGGTGCTCGGCATCCAGGAGGACTACGAGTACTTTGACGTTGACATCATCTTTCACATCAACTCAGCTTTCTCAACGTTGAACCAGTTGGGTCTAGGTCCAGATGCTGGGTACATGATCGAAGATAAGACGGCTGTGTGGGGGGATTTCCTCGGTGGAAATCTGCATCTCAATTCTGTCAAGACCTATATCTTTCTAAAATTGAAGATCGTCTTTGATCCGCCGCAGACTTCTTTTGTTCTTGCATCGTTGCAGGAGCAGGTCAGGGAGCTCGAGTGGCGTCTCAACGTTGAGCGCGAAAGCACCCAGTGGATTGATCCTGATCCTCCGGGACGAGTAGAAGACGAAGACCTCGTTATTGATGGAGGTACGATCTGATGGCTGACACTCTTCAGTTTCTACGAGGAACCTCTACAAGATGGACCTCGACGAATCATATCCTCAAGGCTGGTGAACCAGGAATCGAGACAGACACCAACCGCTTCAAGATTGGTGACGGTTTCACTTCCTGGAATGAGCTTGAGTACTACCTGACTGAAGATGGGATCAGTGCCATGATTCAGGAAGCCATCGCTGATTCAGGTGGGGGAGGTTCCGATGGTCTGGCTCTTACAGCGCATATTAACTCGGCAACCCCCCACCCTGTCTACGACGATGGACCGTCGTTGGCTCTCCTCTACGAGAATGCGAAGGTATAAGAATGTCCATGCAGACTCGTCTGAGCGACCTTATTACGGCGGTCGGCACAGACATCAAGCTCCTTCGGACCTATATCACCGGGAGCTCAACTGGTGATCTAACAGGTCTGACCACCACAGCAAAGGGCTCGGTTGTAGCCGCGATCAACGAAGTCAAGGCTTCTGCGACTGGATCACCCCCTGCAGCAACTGAGACTCAGGCAGGTGTTGCAGAGATTGCGACGCAGGCCGAGACGAACACTGGCACCGATGACGCTCGGATGGTTTCGCCGCTGAAGCTTAAAACCTATGGCGATGCTGCATATCAGCCACTCGACACAGATCTGACATCCATCGCCGCGATTGCTACGACCTCGTATGGTCGGGCATTTCTCGCTCTCGCAAACCAGGCCGGCCTTCAGGCGCTTCTCGGTCTTGACACCGACGTTGCTCTGACGGCCAACAGTGACACCAAGATTGCCACGCAGAAGGCGGTCAAGGCTTATGCGGATGGCTTGCTCGACGCCAGCAATGCGTTCGTCTACAAGGGTGGTCTGGACTGCTCTACGAGTCCGAACTATCCGGCTGCTAGTGCAGGTTGGACCTATAAGGTCACTGTCGCTGGCAAGATCGGTGGGGCATCCGGCATCGTCGTCGAAGTAGGCGATACGATCACCTGTTTGGTCGATTCATCTGGTGCAGGTAACCAGGCGACTGTTGGAGCGAACTGGCTTGTTACGCAGACCAACATCGATGGAGCCATGATTGGTCCGGCTTCTTCCGTCTCCGGCGGTATCCCGACGTTCTCTGGCACTACCGGCAAGGCCGTTACAGACTCAGCTGTTCTGATCAGCATCGACGGCACCATGGCGTCCAACGTCGACACGAAGATCCCGACTGAGAAGGCTGTTCGCACATATCTCGGTGCGACGTACTACACGCAGACTCAGCTCGGTAATTACGACACCGACCTGGCCGCTCTCTACGCCACTGCGAAGGCGTGAGCCTACAAGACCGCCTCGCTTCGCTTATTTCCGCTATCGGGGCGGACATCAAAACGGTGATGCCGCTAGTTACGACGACGGCGTCATCTACCACTCCAGCACCAACGGGTAGTGCACTTCGGAATGAGCTGTATGTGACTGCGTTGGCAGTAGGCGCAACTGTCGCAGCTCCTTCTGGAACTCCTACAAATGGGAACTCGCTTCTCATTCGCATCAAGGATTCTGGAACAGCTCGTTCTCTTGCTTGGAATGCCATCTATCGAGCAGTTGGCGTCACATTGCCGACAACGACGGTGGTCAGCAAGAACCTTTATATCGGTGTTAAGTACAACTCCACCGACACCAAGTGGGATGTAATCGCTGTCGGACAGGAGTAGCAAATGTCTGACTGGGCGAATCACGTGGTTATCAAGCTCCCACAGAACGGAACTAATCAACACATCGGTGACCCATCCAACGCGACAGGTGGCGGAACAGTCGTTGATGGTTCAGCATTTACACCAACGGCTGGACGTCTTATTGTTATGCTTGCTTATGGTGGGCAGACGGCAGGAGGTAATACTTCTGTGCCAACGTCACCTCCAAGTGGGTGGACTGGTCCAGCAAACAATCAAGCTGTCGGTAATGGCGGTCTATACGTGTGGTACAAGACTGCCGCAGGTGGTGATACAGCCAGCCTTCTCCATAACGGAACGAACTACCCAGAGATTCTGGATGTCTATGAGTTTGGCGCCGGTTCAACCTTCATTGTATCAGCCACACTCACGGGTCAGAATCCATCCGGTGGAGCTGGTCCATCGATTAGTGGTCTCACTGGTACGAACTGGATTGCTGGCGTAGTTGGTGGAAACCTGGGACAGGTGACCCGGACAACAGTAGTAAGCACCTGGTCTGCTGGCACCAAGATTGCAGACGCCTTCATGAATGCTGCCGCCTTTGTCGATGGCTGCACATATTCGCTGTCAGAGTTCAACTCGGATACATCTACAAGTAAGGCTTTGTCTGCGACCACCGTTCCAAACACGGGAACAATTGCGACTACGGAACGTCTTGTGTTCGCCATTAAAGTAGTTGCTGTTGTAGCACCCAAAACAAACGGCTTCTTTAACTTTCTCTGAGAGGAGGTGGAAATGACATTACCAGATGTAGTTGTCGGCCAACCACACACCGCTGCTCATAACGATGAACGCCACACAATTAATTCTTTGTCGGAAGATCATGTTGGCAATACTGATCTTGTTAATTACGCGTTGCCTGCTTTCGGCGGTATGTCCATATTCCTGGCTGGCGACTCAATTAGCCTGAATGGGCATCTGCAAGGACATGGGTTCGCAGATCTCGTGCACGGGGCCATCTTAATGTCCGATTTGTCCTTTTGTGGTTGGGCACTTCCACAAACTCAGGGTCGTTTCCGTTTCTCAGGTGTCGCTGCAACTCATGGTTGGACTTCAGCTCAAATTCTCAGTGATCACATTCCTGTTGCGGTCACTTCATCGGCTACTCATGTTCATATCCTCGCGGGTACGAACGACAACAACGGCGTGATCACTTTAGCTACCACCAAGGCGAACATCACAGCGATGATTACAGCAGTTGTGGCAGCAGGAAAGATTCCGATCCTCGCTACGATTCCTCCGCAGGACGCAAACAACACTGGTGCTGGTCTGTTGTTCATCACGAAGCTGAATTTCTGGATTCGAAGAATGGCTAGCGTAAACAAGCTGCCTCTCGCTGATTACTGGAAGGAATTGGTCTCATCGACCAATACATATCTTCCCACGTACAGCAGTGATGGCGTTCACCCAACTAACATCGCGGCAAAGGTGATGGGTAATGTGTTGGCGGCAACATTGAACCTGACACCGACTTCGCATAAGGGATCGCCTCTTTGGTCATCCTACAACCCGAACCTAATTCTCCCAGATGCCTGCTTTACTTCAACAACAACTGGTGAAAAGTGGGTTGGTGCAGGTTCGACGACCGCTCTATTCTTCCAGGGGGCTGTTGCTCCTAATGCATTCAAAGGGAGTTCGTTCGTCGTCACTCGAGGATCAGCTGGTGACTACTCATTAATTGGTCCAACATCAGGAACTACTGCAGTAAACAAATGGACAGCCGGTAACAAGGTTCGTCTTGGGTTCGCTGTAGATGTTTCTAGAATTGGAACTAATGGTCAATGGTCAGCAATGCTCTATGATAGTACAGATGTCTCAGCTATCTGTGGCTATCAGAGTATGGGACTTGGAATGACGAATGGTAGTCTGACGACTCTTGATCTCGCTACTACCAGTGGCAGCAAGACGATCACTTGTGCTTCTGCCCCATTCCTTCAGTCCCATGTTGGGCTCGATGTTATTGGGCAGAACTCAGCACTGGCATCGATCATTCCAGTGGGAACGACGATCAGGAATATCTCACTCGATGGCACGCAGGCATATTTGTCCGCGGCTGCATCTGCGACCGCATCGGCAGCATGTCTTACGATCATCTCACCATATCAGATCATCGCATTTGATATGACATGGCCGGCAGCGCTTATTGGGCACACGATCGATTTTCGTTTCACTGCTAGTGGTACTGGTGGTGGAGCAAACGGACAGGGCACCACGGTATCTTGTGCTCAAGTGACAGTTGCCGATCTAACCGCGCTCGAAGCAGCCTGAGAGGAGGCATCATGACCGGTGTAGCTATTGTAGCAGTCCCGCCCGAGGACGATTATATCTGGAAGCTCTCTAGTGAGAAAGTCCCGCACATGACTCTTCTCTTTCTTGGCGAAATGGAGCCGGGTCCAGAGATGGCTCGTATCGAATCATTTCTGCAGCACATTGTCGACACAAGTCTGAGTCGATTTGGGATGTACGTTGATCATCGTGGAGAACTCGGTCCAATGAACGCCGATGTTCTTTTCTTTAAGAACAAAGAGCACTCACAAATCTCAATTGCTCGACGATCGATGCTGACGAATCCTGATATTCGACTGGCCTACGAAACGGCCGATCAGTTTCCAGACTGGACTCCTCATCTCACGATGGGTTATCCCGAAACACCGGCGAAGGACGATCCTCGAGATTACCCAGGAACTAGTTGGGTCAATTTCGATCGACTCGCTTTCTGGGTTGATGATTTCGACGGTCCAGAATTCGAACTAAAAGAGCAAGAGGAGGTGAGTCTGGCCATGTCGGATGTGTTTGTGACCGATTTCCTCCAGCACCACGGTGTAAAGGGGCAGAAGTGGGGTGTTCGAAGAGAACGTTCAACATCTGTAACTACGTCTCACACTCCTGGAAAGAAGATCAAGGCAAAGGGCGGCCAAGACCTTCCATCTCACGAGGATGCGGTAAAGGCTGCGGTTTCAAAACAGCGTGCAAAGAAGAGCACAACTGACGCGCTTAGTAACAAAGAGCTAAAAGACCTCGTGGAGCGCATGAACCTCGAGCAGCAATACAGTCGCCTCTCCGGTAAGGGTAACAAAGGTGAGGGTCAGAAGTTTGTAGAAGAGCAGCTCAAATCCGTCGGTCGACAGAAGATCCAAGACGCGCTCAAGAAGACTGCCAAAGCGGCAGCTGTTGGGGCGGTCCTACCGTAAGAGAGGAGGTCAGCAATGGTGCTCAGTAATAGGGCTACGCCCATTTATTACGGTCAATTCCGTGATGTAGTTCTACGTGGCGATATTCCAGTAAATCGGGAGATCTCGCTCGAGATGAACCGCATTGATGCGCTCATTGCTGATCCGAACTTCTATTACGACGGGGCAGTAGTTGAGGGCTTTGTTCGTTATTGTGAGAATGAACTCACATTGACCGACGGAGGTGATCTTCATCTACTCGACTCATTCAAGCTGTGGGCCGAGGAAATTCTTGGTTGGTACTACTACGTTCAGCGTAGTGTGTATGAGCCAAACCCCGATGGCGGTGATGGGCACTTCGTAACGAAGACCATTAAGAAGCGTCTAGTCACCAAACAATACCTGATCGTGGCCAGAGGTGCGGCCAAGTCGATGTATGCGGAATGCTTACAGTCATATTTCCTCAACGTCGATACCTCAACCACTCACCAGATCACAACGGCTCCGACGATGAAGCAAGCAGAAGAGGTCATGTCGCCGTTTCGTACGGCGATTACGCGTGCCAAGGGTCCACTCTTTCAGTTCCTGACTGAGGGCTCACTCCAGAACACAACGGGATCGCGTATGAATCGTGTTAAGCTTGCCTCGACGAAGAAAGGCATCGAGAACTTCCTCACGGGATCCATTCTCGAGATCCGGCCGATGGCCATTACGAAGCTACAGGGGCTTCGACCCAAGGTATCCACAATCGATGAGTGGCTGTCTGGTGATATCCGTGAGGATGTTGTAGGTGCCATCGAGCAGGGCGCATCGAAGTTGGATGATTACCTGATTGTTGCTATCTCTTCCGAGGGAACGGTTCGTAATGGCTCCGGCGATACGATCAAGATGGAGTTGCAGAAGATTCTGAAGGGTGAATATTTGGCCCCTCACGTTTCTATCTGGCATTACAAGCTGGATGAGCTAGAAGAAGTAGGTGATCCGTCCACCTGGGTGAAGGCAAACCCCAATCTTGGGCGTACGGTCTCTTACGAAACGTATCACCTGGATGTCGAGCGTGCAGAGAAAGCCCCAGCTGCTAGAAACGACATTCTCGCAAAGCGTTTCGGCATCCCAATGGAGGGCTACACCTACTTCTTTACATATGAGGAGACTCTCCCGCATCTTAAGGCAGAATTCTGGGAGCTTCCTTGTTCTCTTGGGGCCGACCTATCGCAAGGCGATGATTTCTGCGCATTCACGTTCTTATTCCCGATCGCCAATGGCTTCTTTGGGGTAAAGACTCGGAGCTATATTACGTCATTGACGTTAATGAAGCTTCCTGGTGCGATGCGACAGAAGTATGACGAGTTCCTCAACGAAGGTAGCCTGCATGTGCTCGAGGGTACCGTCCTTGACATGATGCAGGTCTATGAGGACCTTGATCATTTTGTCATCGATTCGAGATTCGATGTTCGGACCTTGGGATTCGATCCGTATAACGCCAAGGAATTCGTGACTCGATGGGAAGCTGAGAACGGCCCCTTTGGAATTGAAAAAGTCATCCAGGGAGCCAAGACCGAGTCGGTGCCTCTCGGTGAGATTAAAATCTTAAGTGAGCAACGAATGCTCATTTTCGACCAGGCACTAATGACCTTCGCGATGGGTAATGCGATTACGTTGGAAGATACAAACGGAAACCGCAAGCTCCTGAAGAAGCGACAAGAAGAAAAGATCGACAATGTGGCGGCCCTCATGGACGCCTACATCGCATACAAGGCTAACAAGGAGGCGTTCGAGTGACATTCGAAAATCAAGTCAATCCGCCGATGGACGAGGTCCTCGAGCACCATGGCGTCAAGGGACAGAAGTGGGGTGTGCGTCGGAAAGATGGCGGGGCTATCCCCAGTAATGTCAAGCGGCATATGGAAAAAGCGGAAACCAAATTCCAAAACAAGCGCTCTGTTGCAAATTCCAAAGTTGCTCAAGATCGAAAAGTTGGAACTCTCAATCCGAAAAACAACGCCAAGGCTGTGAAATTAAACACACAGAATAAAAAGAACCAGGTCGAACTTCAAAAAGCTGGACTGGAGATTTTCAAGAAACTTCCGGACGCGGCAAAACAAACGAAGGTTTCAGAACTTAAGAAGACCAAGGCAAGCACCATGTCGAAGGGTGAAAAAGCTGCGGTTTACTTACTTACTGGGCCGATCATTGGGCATTACATCATCAAAAAGAACAGTTAGCACCCAAGTGCTCTTAGAGAGAGGAGGTGACACATGGCTTCATTCATGGACCGTATGCGGGGCGCTTGGAATGCGTTCACGAGCGAAGAGGAAGATCCATTCCGTCCGGTCTCAGGACAATCGTACGGAGGGTACGTAAGTACTCGTCCCGATCGAACTCGTTTACGCATCGCTGGCGAGCGCTCCATCATCTCCTCCATCTATACCCGAATGAGCATCGACATCGCGTCAATTGATATTCGTCATACCCGACATGACGATTCCGATCGTTATCTGGAAGACATTCAGAGCGGTTTGAACAATTGTCTGACGGTGGAAGCGAACCTCGACCAGGCAGCTCGAGCCTTTCGTCAGGATATTATTCTGACTGTCTTCGATAAAGGTGTTGCTGCAGTTGTTCCGGTGGATACCACCATCGATCCAAAGATCAGTGGTGGTTATGACATCCGAACACTTCGAGTCGGCGAGATCTGTCAGTGGTACCCGAATCATGTTCGGGTGAATCTCTACGATGAGCGTGTCGGAATGCGGAAAGAGATCGTACTCCCAAAGCAAACCGTTGCAATCATCGAGAACCCGCTGTATTCTGTGATGAATGAACCGAACTCGACTCTTCAGCGCCTTATTCTGAAGCTTTCGATGTTGGACTCGGTTGATCAAGCTACTAGTTCTGGAAAACTTGACCTTATCATTCAATTGCCCTACGTGATCAAGACGGACGCCCGTAGGCAGCAGGCTGAACAGCGAGCCAAGGACATCGAATTCCAGCTCAAGAGTAATCAGTATGGGATTGCCTACACTGACGGCACTGAAAAGGTCACCCAGCTGAATCGACCAGCTGAGAACAATCTTCTTGGCCAGATCGAGAGTCTAAAGACTCAGCTATATTCTGAACTAGGTCTTACGCCAACAGTGATGGATGGCACAGCAAACGAAGCAACAATGCTGAACTACAACAACCGGACAGTAGAGCCTATGTTGGGCGCAATCACTGAAGCAATGACTCGTGTCTTCCTCACAAGGACAGCGCGTAGTCAGGGCCAGGCAATCGACTACTTCCGGAATCCGTTCAAGTTGGTTCCGATGTCGGACATGGCCGAAATGGTGGATAAGTTCACTCGTAACGAGGTGCTTACCTCAAATGAGGTCCGTCAGTACATAGGTGTCAAGCCATCTAAGGACCCGAAGGCAGATCAGCTGATCAATAGCAACATGCCACAGGGTGACACAGGCGTGCCAATCCCGGGAACCGACGCCAGTGGTTCAGCGACAGCTCCGGTTGTCCAAGACCCACAGGCCGATCCGAACGCTGCGTCTGACACGGCTCCACTCGACAGCGTGAATGATTCAATCTCGGCCGCGTTCAGTTCTTTCGGTGGAACGCCGCCAACCGACACACCACCACCGCCGCCAACTGGCGATCTCGATCCAGATGTCGTGCTGTCATCTCTCGATGATCTCGACAAGTCGATCGATTCAATGTTTTCCGGATTGGGGGTCGATGATGAAACTCCCTGACGGGACGATCCTGATGCATGACGGCCTCCCATACGATCCGGCGAAGGCCCATGACTACTACGAGAAGCACAAGAAGCTCAAGGGTCGACAGGCCGGCAAGGGGACATTCACGATCAAGAATTCCTCTTCCGGAAAGACGTCCAAGATCTCTGCTAAGCAGCTCGAAGAGCAGAAGGTCTATGCGGCGGCACGTACCACCCAGATCAAAAAGAATCTCAGTGATCTTGGAGTGCTGCTGAAGGACAAGATGGAGAAGGCGAAGGCTGCTGCCGCAAAGGCAGACAAACCACCAACCCTGGCTGAGAAGGCAAAAGCTGCTCGTGATGCTGAGGCTTATCGAAAGTCTCACAAGCAGTCGATTGCCAACAAAGCCAAGACGGCAGCAAGCTCGTCGTCTTCATCCAGCAGCTCATCCACGGCCCAGCCCGATACGGTCGACTCACTGAAGAAGGAGATAACGACGACCAAGGCCAGTCTCAAAGCTGCTGTTGCGAAACAGCGGGACCTTGCAACAGCAAAGAAGAACGGCTAATCGGCCGTTACTCACACCGAAAGGAGACAGTCAAAATGGAACCGGATTTCAGCGGTTACGTTACCAAGGCTGGCCTCAAGTGCTCTGACGGCCGAACCATCACTGCGGACGCCTTCAAGCACCAGGACAAGATGCGGGTGCCGCTCGTTTGGCAGCACCAGCACAACAGCGCCGAGAATGTTCTCGGTCACGTTGACCTGGAGGCTCGCGATAACGGGATCTACGGCTACGCTTACTTCAACGATGCTCCTCAGGGAGAGAACGGGAAGAAGCTAGTCGAGCATGGAGACATCAACAAGATGTCGATCTACGCCAACGATCTCGTCGAGAAGCTTGTCGGGGGTGCCAAGCAGGTCTTGCACGGAGCAATCCGTGAGGTCAGTTTGGTGCTCGCTGGTGCAAATCCCGGCGCTCTCATCGACTACATTCGGATCGCGCACGAGGACGGCTCGATCGATGAATCTGAGGATGAGGCCTACATCTACACTGGCCTCGAGCTTGAGCACGGCGTGACACCTCCAGTCGCCGACAAAGTGGTTGAGGACGAAAACCTCGAGCACGCTGCAGGCGACGACAAGACCGTTCAGGAAATCTACGACGGGATGTCCCAGGAGGAAAAGGACGTCGTGCACTTCATGGTTGGCACCGCTTTGGAGGGAGCCACCGGCAGCGCGTCGCATTCGGATCTCGGTCCGGACGCCAAGCCGCAAGAGATCTACGACGCCATGTCGGACGGTGAGAAATCCCTCGTTCACACGATGATCGAGACCGCCGTCGAAGAGGCGAAGACCACAGCAGTCGCCGAACACTCGGCTCTCAACAAGGAAGGTAACAACATGAACGTGTTCGAGAACCAGGCCCAGAGTGCGGCGGCTCTGCAGCATGCAGCGATGATGGATGCCCGCTCAAAGCTCACCCCAGAGCGGATCAAGACCATCATCGCCGACATGGAGCAGATGGGATCCCTGAAGCAGTCGTTCCTCGCGCACGCGGGCGACTACGGAATCGACAACATCGATCTGCTCTTCCCGGATGCCACGCTGGACAGCAACGGCATCACGTTCCTCAGCCGGCGCATGGAGTGGGTCAACGATGTGCTGACCAACACCAAGCACTCGCCGTTCTCGCGGGTAAAGTCGCTCTCCGCTGACATCACCGCCGATGAGGCGCGGGCGAAGGGTTACGTCAAGGGGAACATGAAGAAGGACGAGGTCATCAAGCTGCTTCGTCGGATCACCACCCCGAAGACGATCTACAAGAAGCAGAAGCTCGACCGTGACGACATCCTGGACATCACGGAGCTCGACATCGTCGTCTGGCTCAAGGCCGAGATGCGGATCATGCTCGACGAGGAAATCGCTCGTTCGGTCCTGATCGGTGACGGTCGCCCGGCTGACGACGAGGATAAGATCGACGAAGATCACGTTCGTCCGATCGCTTTCGATGTCGACATGTACACGAGTCGCATCAACTTGGCCAGCGGCATCAGCACCCTCGACCTGATTGACGCTATCGTCACGGCGTTGAACAAGTACAAGGGCACCGGTACGCCGACCTTCTACACCACTCAGTCCGTCATGACCACGATGCTCCTGCTGAAGGACACCCTTAACCGGCGTATCTACTCGACCAAGGCCGATCTGGCTGCGGCGCTGCTGGTCAAGGACATCGTTCCGGTCGAGGCCATGGAGCAGGAGACCGACCTCGTCGGCGTTCTGGTCAACCTCCAGGACTACCAGATCGGTTCGGACGCTGGCGGAAATGTTTCGATGTTCGACGACTTCGACATCGACTTCAACCAGCAGAAGTACCTCATCGAGACGCGGATCTCGGGTGCGCTCATCAAGCCGAAGTCGGCTGTGGCCCTGTTCAAGGACTCGGGTCACATCGTCACTCCGACGGCTCCGACCTTCGTCACCTCGACCGGTGTTCTGACGGTTCCGACCGTTACCGGCGTGGTCTACACGAATGAGGACACGGGTGTCACGCTGAGCCCGGGTGCGCAGACGGCCATCGCGGCCGGAGCCACGGTCGATGTTCTTGCGGTTCCTGCGTCGGGCTACGGCTTCACGCACGACGCCCAGGACGAGTGGGCCTTCACGCGCGACGCCTGAGGAGATCAGCTCACCAGTGATATAGAGGAGCCAATGTAACCATGGCACGGTTCTATGGAGCAGTTGGTTACTCAGAGGGAACTGTTGAAACCCCCGTTGGGTCTGGCGTGTGGATCGATGTCATCATCGAGAAGACATATTTCGGTGATGTCGTTCGGAACAACCGCCAGCTCAACGCTGGGGAGAAAATCAACGATGATCTCTCAGTAAACAACTCAATCAGTATCGTTGCTGATGCGTACGCTTATGAGAACATTCTTGCCATGCGCTATATTCGGTGGATGGGGGCTTTGTGGGTCGTATCAACAGTCGATGTACAAAGCCCCCGCCTCTCGTTAACACTGGGGGGTGTATACAATGGGCCGACGGCTTGAACTCCACAGCGTGTTCTTGACGATGGTTACCAACGTATATTTCCAGCCGCCAGCGAATGTGCAGATGTTGTATCCCTGTATTGTCTATATGCGAGATGCAGTCGATACAAAATTCGCGGACGACGGAGCATATCTCGTCACGATACGGTATCAGGTAACGATCATTGATCGAGATCCTGACAGCGTGTTAGTCGACAAGGTCGCACAGTTGCCCTTGAGCAACTATGTCCAACATTTCGTGACTGAGAATCTTCATCACGATTTGTTCAGTCTCTTCTTCTGAAAGGAACGCAATGACCCAGCTTACCTGGGATGCCGTTGGCACTCGTCAGTTCGAAACGGGTGTTGACAAGGGTGTCCTTTTCCTGTCCACGGGTGGCGGGGGTGTTTACGACACTGGATACGCTTGGAATGGTCTGACGACCGTCACCGAGTCGCCTGATGGTGCCGAGGCCACTCCTCAGTATGCCGACAACATCATCTATCTGAACCTGATCTCCGCCGAAACCTTCGGTGGCACGATCGAGGCTTTCACGTATCCGGATCAGTTCGCGGCGTGTGACGGAACTCTGGTTCCATCCGCAGGTATTACCGTTGGACAGCAGACACGGAAGGCGTTCGGTCTCGCCTACCGCACAAAGGTTGGCAACGACACCAATCCCGATGCCGGCTACAAGATCCACCTGGTCTACGGGGCCAACGCGTCCCCGTCGGAGAAGGCGTTCGCCACGGTCAACGACTCGCCCGAGGCGCTGTCGTTCTCGTGGGACTTCGTAACCACACCGGTCGCCGTGACCACAGTCATTGGCGGTGTTACCCCTAAGCCGACCGCGATTCTTACGATCGACTCAACCAAGGTGACACCGGCCAACCTGACGACTCTCGAGAATGCCCTCTACGGAACGGCCGGCTCGAGTCCGCGTCTGCCGCTCCCCGATGAGGTCATTGCAATGTTCGCCGGATCGGTTACGACGGCAACCCCGACGCAGCCGACGTTCGTTGCGGCTGGTGGCACGATCACCATTCCGACGATCACCGGCGTGCAGTACCGGCGTGCAGACACCAACGCGGTGGTCACAGGTACGGTCGTCATTGCGACGCCGTCTACCGCACTGATCATCTACGCGCTGCCGCTGGCGGGTTACACCTTCCCGCCGATGACCGACACGGACTGGCAGTTCACTCGCACCACGTGATCCAGTTCGTCTGACAGAAGGAGACCAGAGAGTGCTCAACATCGTAGTCCTCGGAGAGGAACATTGGGACGAAAAGTCCGAAGAGTTCCATACCGTTGGGGACATCACACTTGAGCTTGAGCACTCTCTGGTCTCCCTGTCAAAATGGGAGTCAATTTACGAGAAGCCGTTTCTCGGAGCCGGAGAGAAGTCTGACGAAGAGGTCATGGACTATGTGCGGTGCATGATTCTTTCCCCCGATTTTCCTCCGGAGGTTTTCTCCAAGTTTACTCAGGCGAACATCGATGCGGTTAACGCTTACATCAACAAGCCTTCGACAGCTACATGGTTTGCTAGTGATCCGAATGGTCGCAAGTCAGCAGAAGTGATCACCTCCGAGTTGATCTACTACTGGCTGACTGTGTTTAACATCCCCTTCGAATGTCAGCACTGGCATTTGAATCGCTTGTTCACATTCATTCGAGTATGCAATGTTAAGAACCAGAAACCGAAGAAGCAGACTAGAGCCGAGATGCTTGCCCAGCGTAACCAGCTAAACGCAGAGCGTAAAGCTCGTTACAAGACCAGCGGATAGGAGGAGCCATGACAGCAGTACTTTGGGACCAGATAGGATCACGACGTTTTGAAGGTGGATGCGATCGTGGCGTCCTCTATCTTCCCGATGGGACAGCGGTTCCATGGAACGGGCTTACTGCGGTAACGGACGATACTACAGATACGACTATTGAGGAGTATTTTCTCGATGGCGTTAAGTATCTGAACCGGCGCATCGTCGGTGACTATTCTGGGACGCTAAAGGCACTCACCTATCCGGATGAGTTTCTGGAATTTGATGGCTTTCAAGAGTATGGCCAAGGAATCTTTGTCACTGGTCAACCGGTAGGTAAGACTTTTGGTCTGGTCTATCGCACAAAAGTGGGCAATGACACTAGTGGCAATGATTACGGTTACAAACTTCATCTTCTTTACAACCTGACAGCAAAGCCGGACACACGAACATATTCAACTGAGTCGTCTTCAGTATCTGCAGAGGAATTCAGCTGGACGCTTGCTGGAGTTCCAGTTACAGTTCTTGGGTATCGCCCAATGGTTCATTTAATCATCGATTCCACTAAAGTTATCGATGGCGCCATGGTCATATTTGAGGACATGGTCTACGGTTCCGATACCACTGACCCATTTCTTCCGCAGCCATCAGATCTGATGGCTATACTTGCTGATCTAATCAGCGAACCAATTGACGACTTATTCTAGGAGGGGATATTCATGCGTTTACTTTTGCAAGGTCAGGACGACACTATAATTACGTTGCCTGATCAGTATTTCCTCTTCTCCGCGTCTGGAAGTTTTGCTATTTCCGCTCTCATTTCCGCTGGATACACCAAGGTCGACGCATATGTGGTTGGTGGAGGCGGCGGAGGCGGATCTGGCGGTAAGGGATTTTCAAGTGTTACGGCGTCGCAATGTCGCGGCGGAGGCGGCGGAGGCGGCGGAGGCGGATCTACACTTCATCAGAAACTTGGGATTCTTCTTGCTTCTCTTTCAGCCTCTAACGCTGTAACCGTTGGCACGGGAGGTGCCGGTGCTTATGGTGTTCAGGGAACTCTTGGATTGGCTTCTTCTTTTCCTGGAGTTTCAGCTGTAGGTGGCGGCGCTGGCGGTCTCGGATCAAATGGAAGTAGCTCTGCCTATGGCGGTGGAGGTGGAGGTGCATCTGGCGCGGGAGTTGCATCGCCTGGGGCTCCTGGTTCGGTCGGTAACGCTATTTCTGGTGCCACTGGTGGAGCAGGTTCTGCCGGTGGTGGATCTGGTGGCAAAGGTGGTGGTATCCCTAACTTTGGTCTAGACGGTGCGCCTGGTGTCATTGCTCCAAGTGATGTCGATTCATTCGGCGGAGGCGGCGGAGGCGGCGGAGGCAAAGGCTCCGGACAGGGTGCTTTCACCACGGAAACAAATTTCGTCGTCGCTGGTCGTGGCGGAACTGGTGACGGAAGTTCTGGTGGAGCAGCCACTCCTGGATTGATCACTGCCATATCTACTGGTGGTTACTATGCTGGTGGCGGTGGCGGTGGCGGTGGCGGTGGCGTTAGTCTTCTGTCATTAATTGGGTACGCCGGACTGACAGGCCGAGGTGGTGGTTATGGGACTGACCCGGCTTCCACCCCAGGAGCTGGTGGGCGTGGCGGCTTAGGTGGCACGACTACTACCAATAACACTGCCGGTCTTCCTGGCGCTGCGGGATGTGTTCTACTTCGCGTTTATCTGTAGGGGATATTCACTGAGGAGGAGTCATGGGAATTACTGTTCAAGCCACCGGCTCCTTCGTAAACACGCAGCGATTTCTACAGCGGTTGTCGAAGGGTGATATTTTTAACATCCTTGATAAATATGGGCCGCGGGGTGTATCGGCTTTGTCGGCTGCTACACCCACAGATACAGGAGAGACTGCCAACTCCTGGTTTTATGAGGTCAACGTGTTTAAGGGCGCTCATGAAATTGTTTGGAAGAATAGACATATTGTGAATGGAGCGAACATTGCTCTACTCATTCAGTATGGTCACGGTACTCGAACAGGCGGTTATGTTCCTGGTCGTGACTACATCAACCCAGTCATGAAACCCATATTTGAGGCCATCCTTGCCGAGGTACGAAAGGCGGTGACAGCATGAGCGGATCAGTAGACGATGAAGTTGTGCGGATGCGGTTCGATAACAACGCATTCGAGCGCGCAGTAGCGGCAACGTTGGGTACGCTCTCTAAGCTGAAGTCCAGCCTGAACTTCACTGGGGCAGATAAGGGTCTCGACGGGATCGAAGCGAAGGCTAACAAGTTTAGCCTGCAGGGTATGTCGAATGGTGTAGACGGCATATCTAAGAAGTTCTCCGCACTATCCGTAGTTGGTGTAACAGCTCTCGCTACCATTGCAAACAAGGCTGTTACAGCTGGTCTAAACATCGCCAAGTCGTTCACAACCGGTCCGATCAAGGCCGGATTCGAAAACTACGAGACTCAAATCAACGCGGTCCAGACGATTCTGGCTAACACCGGTCTCAAAGGCGCTCCTGGCCTAGCTGCGGTCAATAAGACTCTTGCTGAGTTGAACACCTATGCAAACAAGACGGTGTACAACTTCTCCGAGATGACTAAGAACATCGGTACCTTCACGGCCGCCGGTGTTGCACTTCAGCCTGCCACGGATGCGATCAAGGGTATCGCGAACCTTGCGGCGCTCTCGGGGTCCAGTTCTGATCAGGCATCAACCGCGATGTACCAGCTCTCTCAGGCCATTGCGGCCAACAAGGTCGGTCTGCAGGACTGGAACTCGGTTGTCAATGCCGGTCTTGGCGGTAAGGTTTTCCAGAAGGCACTATTCAACACAGGCAAGTTGCAGGGGACACTTAAGGGTGTCAAGGCCAATGAGACATTTGATCAGTGGACGAAGGCTGGCAACAGCTTCCGTAACTCACTGCAGTCAGGATGGATTACAGGCAAAGTTCTGACAAGTACTCTGTCGCAGTTCACTGGTGACCTGACAGACGCTCAGCTGAAGTCTCAAGGCTATAACGCTGAGCAGATCAAGGAGATCCAGGAACTCGCCAAGACGGCTTCCGGTGCAGCGACGAACATCAAGACGTTCACGCAGCTGACCTCAGCCCTCAAGGAAGAAGTTGCTACCGCATACGGAGCTATATTCAAGACGATCTTCGGTGACATCAACGGAGCAACGAAGCTGTTCTCCGGTATTCACACAGTCGTTGAGAATGCTCTAACAGTTCCAATCTATGCGTTGAACACTTTGCTCCAGAAGACCTCGGAATTGGGTGGTCGAGCCAAGGCAATCAAGGCTTTCACCACTGTATTCCACGCCATGGGTGGAGTCTTTGACGCCGTTAAGGACGCATACCGATCTATATTCCCAGCAACAACCCCTAAGGGTCTGCTCGATACGATCAACGCATTCGGACATTTCGCCAATCTGTTACAGGGGTTTGTTACCGCGAACAAGGGATCCATCGAGAATACATTCAAGGGCATATTTGCCGTGTTCGACATTGGCAAGCAAGTTGTCCTTGGAGTAGTCCATGTATTCACCCAATTGTTTAGTTCAGTTGCCGGAACAGGGTCCAATGGATTCCTAGAGTTCACCGGTCGTGTGGGTTTGATGATTGTTGCCTTCGACAAGGCGCTCAAATCTGGTGGTTTACTGACCAACTTCTTCCAGATCGTCGGTAACGTTCTGGCAATTCCAATTCACTTGTTCCAGATCGCTGGGGCAGTTATATCTCAGTTGTTTGCCGGCTTCAAGCCGAAGAGTGCTGACGGAGTTACTGATTCGGTTACTCGAGCAGGTGACGCTCTTGGCCGACTGGCTGATATTACGGACAATGTCGATGCGTGGTTTAGCGGTCTGGCTGGAAAGATTCGCCCAGGCGTTCAGGCCGTCATCAATGCGTTTGGAAACATCGGTCATGCTATTGCGTCAGGATTCGACAGCAAGACGTTCGGCAGCATTCTGAAGACAATTAATACCGGTCTGCTTGCTGGCATTGTTCTTCTCTTGAAGAAATTCCTCAAGGGTGGAATCAATGTCGATGTTGGCGGAGGCATATTTGGTAAGGTAAGCGAGGCACTCGAGGGTGTTACTGGCAACCTTAAGGCGATGCAGACCGAGCTCAAGGCAAAGGCGCTCCTCGAGATCGCTGCCGCTCTGGGTATTCTGGTGTTGTCTGTTGTTGCTCTTGCTGCGATCAATCCTCAGAAGTTGCAGGGTGCGCTAAAGGCAATGGCTATTGGTTTCGGTGAGCTCCTCGGAGCTATGGCAATTCTAACCAAGATCACCGGATCTGCTGGCTTCGTCAAGATTCCGCTTATGGCTGCTTCGTTGGATCTCCTTGCAGGAGCAATTCTCATTCTCACCGTTGCTGTTGCGATCCTGTCTCGTATGAGTTGGCAGGAGCTAGAGAAGGGTCTGACAGCAATAGGTATATTGTTGGCTGCTCTTTCGGCCTCTTCGGTAGTGCTTTCCGCGAATTCTGCGGGAATGGTTCGATCAGGTATCGGCATTACAGCTATGGCTGTGGCACTTAACCTGTTGGCGATAGCCGTAAAGGTATTCGCTACAATGAGCTGGTCCCAGATGCTGAAGGGCCTCGCGGGCGTAGGTATTGCCCTAGCGGGCATTGCCCTTGCTATGCGTATAATGCCAAAGGGAATGTTACTACAGGCAGCAGCAATTCTTGTAATTTCGGTAGCTTTGAACGCGTTATATTTGGCGGTCAAGGAATTCGCTACCTTATCTTACGGCACGATGATCAAGGGTCTCATTGGGATAGCGGGAGCTCTTGTCGGCATAGCCATTGGGATGCAGTTGATGCCAAAGGGAATGTTGCTCCAATCTGTTGCTCTCATTGCTGTTTCAGTAGCATTGCAGCTCATTGCTAAGGCTGTTGAGTCAATGGCTCAGATGTCTTGGTCTCAAATCGCCAAGGGTCTGACAGCTCTTGCTGGTGCCATGATTATTCTTGCTGGTGCCTTGCTTCTGATGGATGGATCTCTTGTCGGAGCAGCAGCTCTTCTCATTGTTTCAGAAGCACTTCACATATTTGTGCCCGCGCTTATGGCGTTGGGTTCAATGTCGTGGGGCAAGATCCTTAAGGGGCTGGCCGCGCTTGCTGCAGCCTTTGCACTTATAGGAATTGCCGGACTTCTGTTGGAGCCAGTCATTCCAGGAATGCTTGGTCTTGGTTTAGCTCTCGGCCTCGTAGGCGTAGCTATGCTGGCGTTTGGTGTTGGAGCATCGCTTCTCGGTATCGGTTTGACTGCCATTGCAGCATCTGGTGGCGCAGCGATAGCTGTTCTGATCACAGGGCTGAAGGGTCTAATTGATCTTCTTCCGGTGCTGGCAAAGAATCTAGCAACAGCGCTAGTTAGCTTCATTACGATCATCGGCAAGAACGCTCCAGCCATCATTGGGGCGTTTGTTTCGTTGTTAACGTCGTTGTTAGAGGCTGTTCCTAAGATTATGCCTAGTCTGATTGCAGCTATTGCGTCAATCGTTCAAGGCATTCTCACGGTGCTGCTTGAGAACACACCAAAGCTCATTGCAGCAGGCTTGCAGTTACTGATGGATCTGCTCAATGGAATCAAGAACAACATTGGCAGAGTGACGACGACAGTTGTCGACATTATTGTCAACTTCCTGAATGCTTTAGCTAGTAACATGCCTCGGATTATCGCGGCAGGAGTAAACCTTCTATTCAAGTTCCTCGAGGGTGTAGCAAAGGCAGCAGGACAGATCCCAGCCGAGGTCATTAAACTGATAGCTATATTCCTGGGCGCACTGTTCGGGAGTTTGCCGAAGATAGTTTCTGCCGGTACTACATTGGTCAATAAGATGATCACAGGTATCGGTAAGGCCTTCGGTATGATGACTACAGCTGGTGTTCAGCTTGTTGGTAAATTGATAAAGGCCATTATTGGCCAGACAACCAATCTACTTAAGGCTGGATACCAACTTATTTCAGATCTTGCTGGTAGAATCGGTGACGCAATCTTTAGCATCGGCCAGTATCTCTGGGATAAGGCAAAAGAAATAGGTGGTGAGATTGTCGATGGTATTCTTGAAGGACTTAAGGATCTAGCCAAGAAGGTAAAGGATGTCATTCAGGGTGCCCTTGGCGGCACACTAGACGACATTGAAGACTTCCTTGGGGCAGGTTCACCATCGATGGTATTTGCTAACCGAATCGGTAAGCCAATCTCTGAGGGTGTTGCTTACGGTATTGACCAGAATGCGGGCCTGGTAACTGACAGTGTTCGTAGCATGGGCAAGACAAGCATTCTCGAGATGAAGAAGACAATGTCTGGCTTGGCCGAAGCTATATCTGCCGACGATGTGAATTACAATCCAACAATTACACCGGTTCTCGATCTCTCGCAGGTCAAGAAGGATGCCGGTTCGATTGGTGGATTACTCACTGCGAATCCAATAAATGCCGCCGTTTCCTTCGGCCAGGCGAGCGATATTTTGGCTTCGCGTGCTGCGGCAGAGAATGATGCTCTGCAGAACCAGGATGTTAATACTCAACCTGTGCCTACGAGCATTAAGATCGAACAGAACAACACCTCACCGAAAGCTTTGTCGACGATCGATATTTATCGTCAGACAAATAACGCGCTTTCATTGGCGAAGAAGGCTCTCGGAGTATCACCATAATGGACCGCAGAGCCGGGTCATAGATCGTCCCCCACTGTCTAGGGCCCGGCTCTGCCCACTCATATTCTGGAAGGAGGTTTGCGCAGACGATGATTACGCAGATGGAAGTATTCACCTCTGGTGTGACGACACCGCCATTCCCCATTGTGGATCAGGATGTCGGTTTGGATTCAATTCAAATCAAGAACATTGATGGTTTGGGTCCAGTTACGGCAAATGTCAACACGACAGAATACGGGTCGATTGACGGCGAGATCCTAACCGGCACGTCTATACCAAAGCGCAACATCGTCATCACGGCCGCGTTGAACCCCAACTGGGCTTTGGGTCAGACTTTTGAGAGCGTACGACAGGTTCTCTACTCATATTTCATGACAGAGAACCAGGTTCGTTTGCGCTTCACAAGCACACATCTAGCACCACTTGAGATCATTGGTTATGTTGAGTCCTGTGAGCCAGACATGTTCTCCAAGGATCCGATTTACCAGATCTCCATCATCTGCCCACAGCCATATTTCATGGCTGTTTCACCAACCTCGATTCAGGGCCTAACGCAAGCCTTCGCAACGCCTGTTGATGTCTTGGTTAACTACGAGGGAAACGCAGACGCTGGATTTACCGTTGACGTAACCTTACCTAGTGGCGGAACAGCATTCAGCGGTGAGGCTCGTTTCATCAATGGAACACCAACAACCAAGATCGGTGTTGTCACTCCAATTGTTGTGTCGACAACATCATTTTTTCGCCTTAGCACCGTTCAAGGCGCAAAATTCGCTAGGCAGTATCCAATTCCTACTGGTCTTCCAACGAATGTCTTAGGCAAGTGGGCGACTGGTGGCAGTTGGATTACGCTTCGAAAGGGCGTCAATAAGATCCAGATTCTAACCGCAACCGCAGGCCTGAGTTGGACGCTGTCATATTACGCACGCTATGGGGGTCTGTAATGGATCTTTACGTGTGTGATGCGAACTGGTTGAAGACCGATCTGGTGGACTCGTTCGACTCGCTTATTTGGACTGATCGATACAATGCGTATGGCGACGTTACACTCACACTTCCGGATACTCCGGCGAATCGTGCTTTGATCACCGAGGGCATATTTCTACACATGCCGCTGTCCACAACGATCATGTTGGTTGAAACCATAAGCATCAAGGATAGTGTGATCACCGCTACCGGAACGGATCTGGTTAACTTCCTGCGGAATCGGTTATTTCGTCTTGGCTGGCAGGGAACAACAGACGTGTGGCAGTCCATAGGAATTGCTGCATACTCTCTCATCAACACGATCATGTCGTTGTTAGCGCAGCCTGGTACGTATCTCACTACTGGCCCAATCCTTACGAGCGCGCAGGGCACGAACGAAGTTATCCCACATTTAACGGTGTCAGCTACCGCACCAGGCTTACCGAACCCAGGCATTAACATCTCGATCCCTTATGGCAATCTCTATGACGCCATAAAATCGGTCGCTGATGCTGACAATCTGGGTTTCACGATGTATCCGCCAAGCATGACTGACGGAACAGGAAACATCACATTCAAGACGTACCGTGGTTTGGATCGAACAACGTCTCAGAGCACAAATCCTCAAGTCATATTTGATCCGGCCCTTGACACGTTAACTGGGACTGAAGAACTACGGGACATCTCAGGTTATAAGAATGTGGCTTGGGTTTGGCCAAATGGAATCACGGCTCAAACGCAGGTTGGGGTGGCATACGCCCCAGGAGCCAATCTTCTTTCGAGTTGGCAGCGTCGGACCATCATGGTCGAGGCAACAGATGTAAATGTTCCTGACTACACCACAGCAAACCTTGCGCTAGTATTAACACAGCGTGGGAAGGATGCTTTGGCGAACAATAACTATTCTAGACTGTTGACCGGACAGATTGTCCCACAAAATGGTTACTCGTACGGAACCGACTACAATCTAGGTGATATTGTTGAATTGCGGGGGCCGTCGGCAACTGCGCAAAAGGCGCGAATCACTGAGTATATTCGTTCTCAGGATCCGACGGGGGAAAACGCATATCCGACACTTTCTGTCGTCGGCTAAAAGGAGGCCCGGATGTTGAAGGAATGGCAGTTCAATATTCTCTTCTTCATCGGCACCGGAGGGGCTGTGTTCCTGCTGGTTGGTCCAGAATTTGGACTAAGCATCGCGGACAACCCAACGGCGTTGGCTGGGGTGGGCTCAATCCTGACTTATATTCTCACGCAGAAGAGTGCGCTGACGAAGAACGTCAAGCGGAAGAGCCGGCGTCGGCATGAAGAGGACGACGAGAACGAGTCCGATAAGGAACCGTTCAAGAGTCCGTACGGAGAGAGCGGAGATGGAGGGTGATGGATACACGTCTTGGCGCACTGCTAGTTGGATGCGTCATCGGTTTCATACTCGGATACATCGTTCGATCTCTTCGCGAGATCAAAGCAAAGGTGGAAAAGGTGGATGAACACATCATGAATACGAAGCCGCATGGCGATGATGGTTTCACCACTCCCGGGTGGCTGCAAAACATCGCGTTATTGGTTGTCGTTGCGATTACTGCTTGGTCGGCTTTCGCGAGCCAGCACAACTCAAATACCATCAGTAGCCAGTCTGACTCGATCCAGAGTCAGCAGGATGCTTCTGACAAGCTTGTGGCCTGCAACCAGCAGTACCTTGCAGCTACAATTGCTGCGCTTAACGCTCGCACGACATTTAGTCAAGAGCAGAGCGCTGCGAATGTGAGCCTGCAGAAGTCGCTCAGTAACCTTGTTACGCTGTCGCTGAGGACGCCACCACTAGGACCAGAGGCAGCAAGACAAGTGGTTGTCGGTTTCTCTGACGCGCTTAAGCACTTTCTCGATCTCAGTGCTAAGTCAGCAGACAAGGTAAGTGAGAATCCGTATCCAACGGCTACTGGTCTTCTCGATTGCATCCATAAAAAGTAGGGGGACTAAAATGATCGTGTTTCTAGTTGTCGTCATTGTGCTGATGGGTCTAACGATCCTCGCTATGGCGGCCAAGATGAGAAAGATCAGTTACCAAGGCGAGATCTTGGTCTTTGAGACCGACGAGAAGAAGACTTTCTCGATTGAACCATTCGGTGACATCGACAAGCTGGATCAGCGGACAGACATCCGGTTGAAGGTTGTAAAAGCCTCCACAGGTGGGCCTCGCGAGTAAAACGCGGGCTATAGTGAGACCCCTACCTAAGGAGAACCATGTTCAACCGAAAGCCCGTCAACCAGACCGCCTTCGATGAAGCGATCGCTAACGCGCTCCGCGAGCTGGCCGGTCATGAAGCCGACACCGAGGCTTACCAGACAATCGTCACCCAACTAACCGCACTGAATGCGATCCAAACCACCAACAAGGATCGCGTCAGTAAGGAAACGCTGGCTGTCATTGCTTGTAACCTCGCTGGAATCATCATGATCGTCAGCCACGAGCACGTGAACGTCATCACATCGAAGGCTTTTGCACTGATCGGCAAGACACGCTGAACTAGTTACCACAGACTAGAGACCCCAAGAGCCAGAGTGCTTGTAGACCTAACCCGTTTACAAGTGCTCTGACTTTTAGGTTTAAACAGTCAAAATGGGAGTGATTTGCTTTGGTCTCTCGCGAGAAAAACATGGGTAATAATGAGATCCCTACTAAACTAAGGAACCATTATGTCTGCCCACAAGACCATCATTGCCTCCTACGCTCTTATCGGTGCCGCTGTTGCCACCTCGCTCATCTATAACAAGATGCTCGAGCGTGACGCCAAACGGTTCACCAAGAAGATGGCGCAGGACATGGATGACCTCAAAGCCAACATTGCCAACCTCGGCAAGTAACAACTCAAACCTCAGCCACAATAACTTGTGGTTTAGGTTTCGCAAAATAAACAAGCAGTATAAAAAATTGCCCGGGGGAGATTTCCGTGAAAAAGTTGATCATGCTCTCGCGGGATTTACATGGGTAATAGTGAGACCCCTACTAACAAAGGAAACGTCATGCCCCAGAAAACGGTTTACGCAGACGACATTCTCGCTACCGACACCATCGAAATGGGAGGCGCGGAATTCTTCATCACAGACGTTATTATCAACAACGCTGTCGATGGAGACGTCCACCTCACCATGCACCCGATCGGTTCAGAGAACTTGAAGTTCTACGCGTACCTGCCAAAACACTGGCCTACTACCATCCGTCGTAAGTAACTACCTCAAGACCTCGAGCCCCTAACACGGGCTTTAGGTTTCACCTCGCGGGATTTACATGGGTAATAGTGAGACCCCTACTATCTAAGGATTCCAAATGAACAACACCCAGAAGCTCGCCGCTTCGACCGCTGTTACTGCCTTCGCCGCTGCTGCTACGTATTTCCATACGAAGAACAAGCGCGCGAAGAATCGTAACAACGTTCGTCGCTACGGAGAATGGCTTGCCATCACCGGAACCACCGTCTAGTAATCCTCAAAACCTCAGCCACAGAAACATGTGGTTTAGGTTTTCCTCGCGAAAAAAACACGCCGTATAATGAGACCCCTACCCGAAAGGAACCATCATGAAGAAGTTCATTGACAACCTGAAGGCTCAAGCCGAAGCCAACCCGCTCGCCGCAATGGCCGCCGCCGCCCTACTGTTCACCGCAACAGCCAAGCTGCTGGACGCCAATACCGCGCGCTCGTCCGCCCGGACCCATGCCCTCGAAGTCAATCGCCGAATCGCGAACTCCAACCGCTAGTCCTCACAACCATATCCTACACGGGGTATGGTTTTCACTCGCGGGAAAAACATGGGTAATAGTGAGACCCAAACCCCTACAAAGGAGCCACAAATGCCCAAGAACCCCGTCAAACCCGTCGCGAAGTTCGTTTCCCGCCACCGCGTTGCCATCGCCGTTGCCGCCACATTCACTGTGACGGTGATGCTGAATCGCACCGCCCTCAAGCAGCACAACGACTTCCTGAAGGACCACGACCTCTACGAAGCTTTCTACGCCCAGTTTGAAGAGGAGTAGTCCCAAGACCTAGACCATACACATGGTTTAGGTTTTCATATTTGCCCAAATTGGAGGAACCATGTCGACACTCAAGGAACGACTCGAAGCAACGCTCGGAGTCATCGACAGCAGCGATATTTCGCTAACAGAGTATGTTGTGCATCTCTACTACTTCTTCTCGTTCGAACGTCAGATCGTCAAGCGGAACCGCGCACATCACAAGGCCGAGAAGCTTAAGCAGAAGATCGACGAGAATCTTGAGGTGTTCATCTTCCGCAAGCAGATGAGTGATCACCCATGATGCCACTTAACTCTTATGAGACGCACGTTCAATGTGACTGCGGTGGTACTCTTATCGTGATCGCCACACCAGATGACAATCTCCTTGCGCAAAGCCTAGATGACGAGAACTTCAACGTGTGGAAATACGAAGAAGTGTTGACCTTCAAGCACCGAGGAGAATTCACCAATCGCTGCTTGGAGTTCAAGAACGAAGTTGTAAAACTCATGCAAGAAGACACGCTGCGGCGAACACAGGGACTTCTGGGCCGGTTCATATCGCGCGAAATACATGGGTAATAGTGAGACCCCTACCCTAAGGAATGCCATGTTTAAGAACCGCGCAGCCCAGGTCACATTCGTCAAGACCCCGAAGTCCGACACCGAAACCACCAAGACCACCCGTCGTTACACCGACGCTGAGATCACCATGATCAAAAGCGCCGCTAAGAACGTCGGTGTGTACTTGCTGGGTTCGGCCGTCGCACTCAAGTTCACGAGTGCGATCTGCACCATCGCCATCAACGCCGCACCCAAGAAGTAATCTCAACACCTAGACCACAAACACGTGGTTTAGGTTTTAACTTTAAACTAAGGAGACTAAAATGCTTCGCAATCTGTTCGCTACCTATATCATCGCTTCGCTTATGCTCCTGCTCGGAACGCTTCTCCCTTGGGCCAGCCTAATGGGTATATCTGTCGGTGGCTCAGACACCGACGACGGCAAGCTTATGCTTATTCTAGTGGGAGTTGTCGCAATCGCTGCGGTACTAGCACGTCGTCGCCCCAACGCTGCACAGGTCATTGGCCTCATTGGCTACGCTCTCGCGTTGGCTATGGGAATCTACGAAATCCACCACATCACCTCTCGGAGCCTTATGGGTATGCATCCGTCGGTGGGCTCGGGCCTTTGGATTGTTGTTGTCGGCTCAGTCATCGGTCTTGTCGGCAGCTTCCTCCCAACTAGTAAGAAGGTATCTGTTTAATATCCGGTCTACCCAATCTGACTCGCAAGATTTACACGGCTCTTAATGAGACCAACTCTCACCCTACCAAAGGAGATCCAAATGTCCGACACCGAAACCGCAGTTAACACCGCAGGAGACGTCGTCAAGGAGATCGTCAAGGTCGCTACAATCGGAGCCGCAGTCACTGCCGCCGAGGTTGCTGGTGCCGTTGCGATCCTTCTCGTCGTCGGCCTCGTTGCCAACAAGCTGCAGGAGCGCAAGGCCAAGAAGAACGCCCTTACCGTAGTCCCCGAGTAGTCCCAACAGCCTAAGCCACATACACGTGGTTTAGGTTTTTGCCAAACTAACCCTGAAAGGGAAAACTATGAACAACCGTCACCGCTATGGCTGTCTCAACTTCCTATTCGACTTGCTCATGATCTGCGTCACGGGCGGGTTATGGCTCATCTGGATCTTCTGCCGGGAGATGCGTAACCGATGAGTCAACAACAGCACTACAATTCAGCCACAGCAATCGGATGGGTTCTGCTCATCGTAATGATCGTCATCGCAGTCATATTCGTAGGTGAACTGATCCACGATGGCTACAAGAAGTATCGGACTCACAAGAACGACAACAGCATATTCAAAGCTGCCGAGGAGGCACGAAGTGATTTCAGTTAAGGTCCTGGCGAAGCAGGTTGAGAAGTTCACCCTGGATAATTCGCCGGCAATCCTCACAGGGGTGGGAGCATTTGGATCAGTTACGTCTGTGGTGCTGGCGGTTAAAGCCACACTCAAGGCGAGTCCGAAGATCGAGGCGGAGCGTGAGCGCATATTCCGCGAGAACCCGATCGGCCCCGATGAGATGAAGGATGTTCACCTGTCGCCGTTCTATACGGTTAAGTTGGTATGGCTGGACTACCTTCCGTCTGCCAGCGCGCTCACAATTAGCGTGGCCAGCATCATCTGCGCGAATCGTGTGAGTACCAAGCGGGCTGCTGCGCTTGCGGCTGCATATTCGCTTAGTGAGAAGGCTTACAGCGAATACCGTGAGAAGATCGTGGAGAAGTTCAATACGAACAAAGAGCGCGGGATCCGGGATGAGATCGCCCAGGATCAGGTTAACGCCAAGCCTCCGACCGATGCCACGATCATCATCACAGGAAACGGAGATGTCGTCTGTTTCGACAAGCCATCAGGTCGATATTTCAAGAGCAACATGGAGAAGCTCCGCTCGGTCCAGAACGACATGAACTCGCAGGTGATCGAGATCGGGCAGGCCACGTTGGATGATCTGTACGCATCGCTGAACTTGAAGGCAACA